CAACTTCGCGACGTTCGAGGCGCCGCGCATCTTAAAGCGCTATGCGCTGCCCGGGCTGATCGGCGGCGGCGCTGCGGCAGGCGCCATGCAGGGAGGCGACGATGGCTCGCAAGCTGCAACCCCGTGAGAAGGACCTCACGGTCATCGTCGCGGCGGTCAATGAGGTGGTCGACGGTCGCTCGAACAACACCGGCACGGTGACGCTGGCGGTGAGCGCGGCGACGACGTCGGTCAGCTTCGCCAACTGCTCGACGCTTTCCGCCATCTTCCTGTCGCCGCGCACGGCCGATGCCGCTGCGGCTTTGTCGACGACCTACGTCTCAACCAAACTCAACGGCAGCTTTGTTTTGACCCATGCGAACAATGCACAAGCGGATCGCACCTTCGATTTCTCCTGCGTCGGCGGTTAAGCTGTCGCTGGTCGCGCGCGAGGACGTGGACGGCGTCTGGTTTCTCGCCGAGCCGCTGCTGTTGAAATCCTACCGGCAGCGCGACCTGAACATCCCGGTGACGCTGCGGGATGATCTGCGGCACGGTTTCCGCCAGCTGTGGCTGATCACGCAAGATGATGTGACAATCGTCGCGGCTGGTGTTACCTCTATCAGCGCGTTGCGGTCGGGCCACGCGCTCCGGATTGAGCACCTCGGCGGCGGCTCCATGCGTCAATGGCTCCATACTCTCAAGGAGCTGGAAGACTACGCACGGGGCCAAGGCTGTCAGACGCTGACATGGGAAGGCAGGGAGGGCTGGCAAAAACTCCTTCCTGACTACCGGGTGTCGGCGGTGGTGATGTCAAAGAGGCTCGACAGCGATGGGTAGCTCGCAACCCGCAACCACGACCCAAACGCAAAACTCGACCTCGACGGCGACGCCTTGGTCCGCCGCGACGCCGCTCTTGCAGAATCTCATCAACCAGTTCGGCGGCGTCAACACCGCGATGACGCCGCAGCAGACGGCGGCCGGCGGCCAGCTGCAGGGTGCCGCGCAGACCTTTACCGACGCGGCCGGCAACCTGATTCCGCAGGCGCAGAACGTCGCCGCTTCGACCGGCAATCTCACGCCCTACGGCCAGTATGTGATCAACGCCTCGGGCAATCTGATGCCGGCGGCGCAGAACGTGGCGGGCTCGGCGGGGATGCTGACGCCGGCAGCCTATCAGATGATGGGGGCCGCGCAGCCGCAGATGCCGGCGGCCTACAACCTGATGAACGCGGCCGGCGGCGTCAATGCGCTGGCGCCGCAGTCGACGGCGGGCGTGCAGCAGATGTTCGCCAACGCGGGCATGCTGCCGGCGGCCTACCAAAACCTGCAGCAGAACGTCAACCCGCTCGCCAACACCGCGAATCTCAATCCTTATACGACGCCGGGCTTCTCCGATGCGCTCAATACGCTGACGAAAAACATCACCAGCCAAGTCGCGGGAAGCTATGCCGGCAGCGGTCGCGATCCGTCAGGCGCCGGAACCTATGCGCAATCGCTCGGGCGCGGCTTGATGCAAGGCGAGGCGCCGATCATCCAGAGCCAGTACAACACCAACGTCGCCAACGCGCTGAGTGCGAACCAGATGCTGCAGAACGCGGGCATCTCGACCGCAGGCGCGATGAGTGGCAACACCATGCAGGCGCTGCAGGCTGCGGGGATGCTGCCGAGCCTGCAGATGGCCCCGGCACAGGCGCAGTGGGCCGCCGCGCAGGCGCCGCTGCAGGCCGCGACGGCGGGCTATGGGGCAGCCGGGATGCCGCTGCAGGCCGCGCTGGCGCAATATGGCGCCGCCGGGCAGCCGCTCACCGCAGCGCAGACCCAGCTGCAGGCGGCACTGACGCCCTATCAGATCGCCCAGACCCAGTATCAGGCCGGACAGACCCCGGTGCAGGCGGCGCAGGGCTACTATCAGGCCGCGAACGCACCATGGGCGGCGGCGAACATGATGCAGGCGCAGCCATTCACCAACATCAATCCATTGCTCGCTGCTGCCATGGGTCTCGGCGGCATGGGCGGCACCACGACGCAGCAGGGCACGGCCTACGGCACCCAGACGCCGGCCAACAATCCGCTCTCGAACATCCTCGGCGGCGTCACGGCGGGTGCAGGCCTGCTCGGTTCGCTGTTCCCGTCTGGCGGCACGGCGGCCACGGCGCTCGGTCCGGCGCTGATGGCGATGCTGCCGTTCTCCGAGCGCGAAATGAAGACCGACATCAAGAAGGTCGGCAAGACCCACGACAAGCAGAACATCTACAGCTTCCGCCTCAAGGGTTCGCCGATTCCGCAAATCGGGATGATGGCGGATGAAGTTGAGAGGAAGACGCCCGAGGCGATCGTGCGCGATCCGGCGACCGGCGCACGGCGCGTCCGCTACGATCTTGCAACCCGCAAGGCTGCTCAAATGGGAATGATGCGAGCAGCAGCATAGGAGAACGACATGCCCGCACCTCCTCCCATGCAGTTCATGCCGCTGCAGTACGCGCAGCCGACCAACATGGGCCAGCAGTTCGCCGGCCTCGGCAAAGCGCTCGGCGGCGCCCAAGGAGGCTTGGCAAGCTTGATCAACAGCGGTCAGGCGCCGCCGCCCGGCGCGGCTCAGACCGGGTTGCCCGGCAGCCCATTCGCTGGTCCGCCACCGCCCGGCGTAGGTGCCAACATGGGAGCTGCAGGCGCTGGCCTGCCCGGCAATCCGGCGGCTGGTCCGATGGCGCCGAACATCGGTGCACCGCCGCCGGGTGGCAATCCGCCGGGTGGCGCTCCGGGTGGTCCGCAGTTCATGCCGCCGCCGGGTGGCGCGGGCGGTCCGGGTGGGATGGGCGCCAACATCGCGCAGCAGATGAACCCGGTGCAGCTGCTGCAGTGGCTGAAGAACATGTCAGCTGGCGGACAAGGCGCGGCGCCGCCCGGAATGCCGGGCTCCGCTGCGTTCGGGCAGGCCGGCATGCTGCCGTCGACCTTCGGAGGCTGAAGTTGGCCGACTATTTGCAGGACCTGTTGGATCGTATGGGCTACGGGACGGCAAATGCCGACCCGAGCATGGTCGATGTCGACACCGAAGGTCAGCCGATCGGCAAGAAGAAAAAGCCGGAGGAGGCAACAGCGGCGCCGCAACAGTCGCTGATCGAGCGGCTGATGGGAATCACGCTGCCGAGGAGCGGCGCAGCGCCGCTGCCGCAGGCCAACATGCCGTTGCCGACGCCGCCACCGCAAACCGTCTCGACGCCGGCTCCGCCGGCTCCAGCAGCTCCCCCACCCACTGGTGGTCTGCCGCCAGAGCTGGCGTCGAACCCGGCCTACACCACGCCGACCGACATCGGCGACCCGTACACCCATGAGCCGGGCGCGCGGCCGGGCTCCAAGCTCGACGAGTGGACGCGGAAGCGAAAGAAAGCGTTCGAGGATTTGCCGGAGCAGCCGATGTTGCCGTGGAGCGCGCAGGCCGGCGCGTTGCCCAGCACGCTGGGCGGAGGCACAGGCGCGCTGAGCCAGCTCGCCACGCAGGCACAGGCCGAGCAGCCGCAGCCGCTTCCGGGCCCGGTGCCGCTGCCGCGTGCGAGGCCGGCAGCTGCGGATATGCCGCCGCCAGCGCAGCCGCGCGAAGCCGATGGCGCGCCGTCGACCGCGCCCAATGCGCCCGGCGCGCAGCCGTCCGATCTGCGCTCGACCAACATGCAGGCGGGTGGCGGCCCGAACGTGATCCAGCAGACTGGACAGCAGGCGGGCATGCTGCCCGATCTCGGCAGCAAGATCATGCAAGGGCTGCACGAGCATTCGAACATGCTGCTTGCGCTCGGTGCCGGGCTGATGGGTGCGCCGAATGTCTGGCAGGGCATGTCGCGCGGGTTTGCTGGCGCGATCCCGGCGATGCAGGCCGATATCAAGATGCAGACGCAGGCCGGCGGCCAGCAGGCGGTCTACAACGCGCTGCGCGCGGCGGGCGCTCCGCATAATCTCGCGCTCGCCGCGACACAGGACGCCGATGTCCGCAAGCAGATGATGGAGACCTACATCACCGGGCAGAAGTACGACATCAAGCCGATCGAGAGCACCAACTCATGGGGCGAGAAGACCACGCGCTATCTGGCTGTCGATCCCCGCGATCCATCGAAGGCCTACTACATCGACAACGGCCAGCACATCGGGGCCGAGGGTGCCGCCAATGCCGGGCCAGCAGTCGGGCAGGTGGCCGGGCGGCCGGCGCCGGAGGGCGCAAAAGGCGGGATGGCACAACCGATGGGCACGGCCGGGGCGCCGCCGCAGCAGCAGTCGGCGTTCTATGCGCCCGGCGTCAGCGAGGAGACGCTCGACCAAAACAAGGTCGGCGAGGACTACCTCAATCAGTTCTCGCCCGATGTGCGGCAGGCCGTGGTCAACTATCTGCACGGCAACTACGATCCGCGCGGCAACAAGCAGATCGGCGCCCGGGTCAAGTTCATCGCGCAGAAGTACGGCCACGACATCGGCATGGAGGCGGACGACCAGAAGGTCAATCAGCGGCGTACCTATGAGACCGGGCTCGCGACGCCCGATCGCGGCGTCGGAAAACAGATCACCGGCTTCCACAATTCGCTGCAGCACATGGGCGACATCTCCGACAACCTCGTGAAGATGCATCTGTCGAACGCGTGGGAAATCCCCGGCGGCGCCTATCTCGCGCAGGGCATCAACCGGCTCAAGGGCAGCTATCCCGAGCAGGCCGGTCTGATTTCCGAAAATCAAGGCACCGCACAATATCTGTCACGTGAAATGGGCAAGATGTCGGGCGGCACCAGCAAGGGCGAGGCACAGGAGACGGCGGACCGGCTCGGCGGCGGCTTCAAATCGGGAAAGGAGGCGGCCGGCGCGCTCAGGTCGGCGCGCAAGATCATCGAGGACAATCTGAACACCATGACCGACCAGCGCGATGCCCTATTCCCGGATGAGCGCTATCGACCGGCCGGCGCGGAGTTCACGACGCCGAAACAGCAGGCGCTGCTCGATAAGATCGATCGCAACATCGCCATTCTGGAAGGCCGGCAACGCGGGCAGCCGGCAGCGGCAGCGCCGGCCGCAGCGCCGGCCGCAGCCGCGCCGATGAAGCCCGGCACCTACAAGTTCGACAAGTACGGCAACCCGGTCAGCGGACCATGACAATCAGCGTGCAAGGCCCCGATGGCTCGACCTTCGAATTTCCAGATGGGACGTCGCAGGACGTCGTCGGAAATGCGATCCGCCGGCATTACGGCACGGACGCTGCGCCGCCAGCTGTTTCAGCACCTAGCAATCCAGCTGCTCCAGTGGCTGACGCAGTGCCCGAGATTGACCCGGGCGATCCCCGCTTCACTCAGCAGGCGATCGAGGCCAAGCAGGCCATTCGAGGCGTCCCGATTCTCGGTCCGGCGGTGGCAGAGCGCGCGAGTGCGGCGGCATCTGCGCTGGTACATCCGATGACCGGAGCCGGCTCGCCCGGGGAGACCTATCACGATCGCTACACCAAAAATCTCGCCCAAGAGATCAAGGCCCGCGAGGCGTACGAGGCGGCGCATCCGGTGCGCAGTACGATCATTCAGGGCGTGGGTGGCACGGTGGCGCTTGGCGGTGTTGGCGGCGCGATTCCGGGCGCGGCGCGGGCCTTGGGAATGACCGGCCGGCTGGCGAGCGCGGTGCCGTTGGGGGCATTGTCAGGCGCCGGCATCGGGGCAGCCGATGCTGCCGCGCGCGGCGAGGACCCGACGCGGGGCGCGATTTCCGGCGCGCTCACCGGCGGCGCGGGTGTGCTCGGCGGCAAGGCGGTGGGCAAGGTGTTCGATAAGGCGGCCGGTGTCTTCCGCGATCGGCTCCCCAACGAGATTCCCAATGTGGCCGGCGTCAATGTCCCGGTCCGTGAAAGCGTCGTGACCGGCGATCGCGGCGCCTCCCGCGAGGAGCAGCGGCTGCTCGCCATGGGCCAGCCCGACGCGGTGGCGGCCGATGCGCAGACGAATCAGGCGATGGGACAGGCGCACAGCAATCTTGCCGCGCAGCTCGATCCCACCGGGCAATCGGCCGGGGTGACGTTTCCGCATGAGGGCGGCGAGGCGGCGGTCTCTGATCTGGTGTCGCAGGAGCAGGCGCGGGCAGCGGCGGAGACGGCGCGCATCCTCGGCGCACGCGGCCAGACCGCGCAGCTGGCGACAACTTTCGGAGGCGCCGCGCAGCCTACGACAATCGGGGACGTAGGCGCGACGATCAGCCAGCGGATTCGCGATCTTTTTACCGGAGCCCGTCAGGCCACCCGAGCGGCCTACGACGCGTCGGCGCAGGTGCCGGCGGTCTACAATCCGCGCTACCTGCTGCGGGCCGGCGACGACATTCGCGCCAGCCTCGACGCGCAGCCCGGTCAGGTCAAGATCAAGCCCGGCGTGACGCCGCATGCCAGCAACGCGCTCGACACCATCAACGAGGAAATCTCGAGACTTGGCATGCTTACCACCGACCAGACCCGGGGCGCCGGCAATGCGATCACGCCAGCGGACATGGAGATGGTGCGCAAGCAGCTGGTGATCCAGCGCGGGATGGCCAATGCAGCGGCGCGCGCCTCGGGCAACTATGAGGATGCGCGCGCGGTCGGCCGCGTCATCGACGCCTTCGACGACTGGCAGGAATCAACCGCGCGCAGACAGGGCGGCCTCATCAGCGGCAACCCCGAGGACGTCATCAACGCGCAGCAGGCGGCGCGGCTGGCGCATTCGTGGGAGCGCGCCCGGTTCTCGCGGCGACAGGCGGGCGACGTGGTCGGCGGCTTCATGGAGAAGGCGGTCGGCAAGGTGCCGGGTCAGGAGATGAGCCCGGAGAAAATCCTCGGCTCGCTGTATGGCAAGCCCGGCGGAACGGTGCCCGAGAACGCGGTGCCGATCCTGACCCATCTGCGCGACAACGTGTTCGGCGCCGACAGCCCGGAGTGGGGCGCGGTCAAGCGCGGCGCGATGCTGAACCTGTCGCGGGTAAAGCCCGGCGCGGAGCCGATCGCGCCTGCCGATTTGGCGGACCGGATCGATGCCTTCCTTGAGAACGAGCGGCACGCTTCGACGCTACTCGATGCGAACGAGCGCGCGCAGCTGCAGCAGCATGCCGACAATCTGCGCGGCGTTGCGGACATCATGCCGGCGCGCGGCACCATTGCCCAGACGGTCGCGCAGCTGTCGGGCCGCGTCACCGGCGAGGAGGCGAGCGGCCAGCAGCTGATCAGCCAGTTGATGGGCAAGCGCGGGCCCGAGCTGGCTCGCGCCCTGCAGCAGCCGGGGGTGCTGACGCCGGAAGGTCTCGGGCAGCTCAAGCAGGGCATCTGGCGCAGTGTCAGCGAGGAGCCGGAAGGCGGCAAGCCGTGGGAGCACCAGAAGATCAACACCCAGATCACGAAGCTGCTCAACAACCCGATGGCGCGCGAATTGTTCACGACCAATGAGCTGATGATGATGAAGGCGATTGCCGACGCGCATCTGCAGCTGATCCCGGTGCCCGGCACCACCAACCCGTCCGGCACCGCCTTCATGGGCCAGCACATGATGAAGGGGATGACGAAGCAGCTATTACGGATGTTCGGGCTGTCGCATGGCGGGCTGCCCGGGATGGTGGCCGGGCACGTGGCCGGGATGGGCTGGGAGGCGATCGCGCGACAGATGGAGGCGGCGCGGGCGCGCAACCTGTTCTTGGGCCGCAAGCCCGTCTATGCGGTGCCGGGCGCGCAGCGGGGCGGCGCGACGATCGGTCAGGCGCTGCGGCTGCCGGATCAGTCTTCCCAGTAAGGATCGAGCACCTGCGCGAGCAAAACGATCACGCCGACGAGCAGCAGCCCGGGCAGGATGCCCTGAGAGTTGACGAACCAGTGGGCGAGGAAGTGCAGGAGATTGGCGACCACGATCGCCAAGAGGACGAAGAAGACCAACAGGGAGCGTTCCAACATGGATGCCTCGGTGAATGATGCTCTGATGGGGACAGCGGGGCGCGCTGGCATGGACCCCTCCTACTGGAAGGCAATTGCGTCGATAGAAAGTTCGCTCAACGCCTCCAGCAACTACAACAAGGACGTCCAGTACAAAGGGCTGTTCCAGATCGGCTCACGCGGCCCACAATCGGAGTGGGCGCGTCATGGCAGCGGCGACATCTACAATGCCGGCGACAATGCCAATGCGGCGGCGGCGCTCGCGGCCGAGAACAATGCGTGGTTCGCCAACAAATTCGGCCGGGCTCCGTCGCCGATCGAGACCTACATGATGCACCAGCAAGGCCCGGGGTTTTATTCCAAGGGCATCATGACCAACATCTCCGGCAACGCCTATCCCGGCATGTCGGGCCCGCAGACGCCGCAATCGTTCGAGCAGGGCTGGGGACGCGAATTAGAGCGGCGGGCGAAAATCTTCGGTGGCGGCGGCGACATCGGCGGCGGCAGCGTGGCCAGCAATCGGCCCGGATCGTCTGCTGTCAGTAGCGTGCGTGGGACAGCTACCGGCGAGTCGACGGACGGTGCGACCTCTGATACAGCGGCGCCGAACGAGGACGAGCTGCTCGACAAGCTCGCATCGATCCCGGAGACGCTGAGGAAATCAACCGAGGGCGACCAGCCGCCGCCGATCCAATGGATGCAAATCCAGCCGATGATGACGCCGGCCATGATGCGGGCGCGCATGATGGCGCAGGCGATGCAGAACCAGCCGCCACAGACGGGGAGCACCTCATGAAGACGCACATCCGCAACTTCGTCGGCTTGGCGCTATTGTTCATCGCGGCCTCGATCGGCGGCCAGTTCGCGATCGAATCGGCGCGGGCGGCATTCTGGCAGTGGTCGAAGACCGCGATCAACAATTCGGTGGCGGACCCGTCGATCAACTGGGCGGAGGGCATGTCGCCGTCCGCTGTGAACGACTCGGCGCGCGCGATGATGGCGCGGCTCGCCGAGCAAGGGCAGGACACCTCTGGTGCACTGACGACGGCGGGCGGCCCAACCGCCTACACGGTCGCGACCAATCAGGGATTCCCGACGCCAACGCCGAACGACGGTCAGGTGATCGGCGTCAACTTCAACGTCACCAATGCGGCCAATCCGACCTTGGCGGTCGATGCCGGCGGCACCGCCTATCCGATCCAGCAGGCGGCGGGCGTTGCGGTGCCCGCGCTGTATCTGGTGGCGGGCAATCCCTACACGATGAAGTTCACCGCCGCGAGCAGCGCGTGGATTCTGCGCAACGTCTCCAACGTCAGCATCTACGACTCCGCGCCGATCGGCGTGGTGCTGCCCTATACGCTGGCGAGCGTGCCCAACGCCAACTGGGCTTTCGCCAACGGTCAGTGCCTCTCGCAGGCGACCTATGCGTTCTATTATGCGGCGCTGGGCTCACCGGGCACCGGCGGCTGCGCGGCGGGCCAGTTCCGCATCATCGATCTGCAAGGCCGGGTTGCGGCCGGCGTCGATAGCATGGGCGGCGCCACCGCGACCAATCGCCTGACCAGTGCGGCGACCGGCTGCGGCACGGCGATGAACGTGATCGGCGCGACTTGCGCCAACGGCAGCGAACAGCACGTCATGGCGATCGCCGAGCTGGTGGCGCACAATCATTATGCGCCGATCGCCGATCCGGGCCACTACCATGGCATGTCGCTGGCCGATCCCGGGCACTTCCACGCCACCTCGACGGCCGATCCGACCCATGCCCACACGGCGGGCATATACGATCCGGGACACACCCACGGCGTCACGGGCGGCGTCTACGGCTCATCCAATCTGGTCTACCAGTACTATCAGGGTGGCAGCCAAGGTGGTGGGCCCGCAGCGATCACCATCTCCGCAGCCGGGACCGGCGTCCTCGTGAACGGCGGGGTGCAGGGCAACAATGCGACATACGCCGCGGGGACCGGCGTCTACATGAACAGCGGCAACGGCGCCAATACGGTGGGCTCCAAGGCCACCGGCGCCTATGTCACCTCGGCGAACGGCACCAACCTGACCAGTACGGCCGGGGTCGGCGTCTATGTCTCAGGCGCGGCGGCGAACTACACCAGCAACGCCGGATCGAGCACGCCTTTCCCGGTGATCCAGCACACCATGGCCTTGAGCTACATCGTCCGAGTGCAGTGATGCTGCTTGCGACCGTCATCATCCTTGTGCTGCATGGTGCAGACGGCGGCGAGGTCCGCATCGCGCCGGGACAGGTGACCGTGCTGCGCTCGCCGATGCATCCGAGGGCTGAGCATTTCCCAGCCAATGCGCATTGCATGATCGGTCTGACGGACGGCAAGTTCGTCGCCGTGACCGAAACCTGCTCGACAGTCCAAAAACTGGTAGAGGAGTCGAAATGAAGATTGTTATTTCATCGGGACACGGGCTTCAGGTGCGCGGTGCCAGCGGCATCATCGACGAAGTCGACGAGGCGCGGCGCGTGGTCGCCAACGTGGCGAGCTACTTGAGGCGCATCGGCTATCAGGTGATCGAGTTCAACGACGATACCTCGACGACGCAGAGCGAGAACCTTGACACCATCGTCAACTTCCACAACGCGCAGGATCGCGATCTCGATGTCTCGATCCACTTCAACGCCTTCGAACCCACCGACAAGGCCATGGGCGTCGAGGTGCTGTACCTGTCGCAGGAAGACCTCGCGCGCCGGGTCTCGGCCGCGATAGCCGAGGCTGGGCATCTCTACAATCGCGGGCCCAAATATCGCGATGATCTGGCCTTTCTCAACGGCTGCGACGAACCGGCGATCCTGATCGAGACGTGCTTTGTCGATTCGACGGCCGACTGCGGCGAGTACGAGGAGCATTTCGAGGACATCTGTAGGGCGATTGCGCATGTGGGCTTGCGGCCTCCGACCGAAATGGCGTTCTCGGCTGCCGGCAAATGCTCTTGGTTCGGCGGCCCGCAGGATGACGGCGTGTCGGCCGACGAAGGGCTGGCGTTCATTTACGACGTCGAGCAGGCGCCGCATCTGTTCCTGCCCAGACAGCCACAAGGAACCACCGGGCTCGCCCGGCGCCTCGATCCCGACGTGTTCTACATCGCCTGCCGCTGGGACTACGACACCACGCCCAAGACCATGCTCGACGACAAGGACAAGAAAGCCTTGGTGCGCTCGGTCAAGACCGGCAAGGCGCTGCTGGCGTGGCCGGCGGACTGGGGCCCGCATGAGGATACGGACAGGGTGGCTGACTTGTCCCCCGCCCTGCTCGCCGCGCTCGATCTCGACACCGACGATGAGGTCGAGGTGGTCTATCCGGCCTAGAAGGCTATTTACGGGCGGCGGGGGAGGCGCGCAGGCGTTTCCGGTAGGAGTCCCGTCCCCTATACCGGGCCGGGTTATCGCCTCTCCACGAGGCTGCTATGGCGCCTTCGCGTATGCGACGCTGACGTATTTTCTCCAGCACCTCGGGTTCCCGGGTGAGCCCGCGATGCAGGCCGCATGGCACGCTGACGTGCTTGTGGCGTTTGCGCTGCATGATCTTGAGGACGGTTTCGAGCTTCATCCCGAAGGCTGCCGCGATCCGCTTCGCCAGTCCGTTGGTGCCCTGCTTGTAGCCGGCCGCATGGCGCTCGCGCCGGTCTTGGTTGAGGATCGCCTTGATCAGCTGGACGGTCGCAATCGGGGTCGGCACGCGCTCAGTCATGGTTGGTGCTCTTCGGGGCCATTGCCCGGAGCCGGCGGGAGAGCCGGCGCGGTGGCAGCGATCGCGATGCACGCTGATTTGCGCACTCCGAGCTGGCGTTCCATCTGCACCCGGGTGCCCTCGCAGGACTTGAGGCTGGTGAAGCCGAAGATCGGCGTCAGCGGCGCGGTGAGCGAGGTCATGTAGAACAGCACCCACATTGTTGGCATCACTTCCTCCGCTTGTCATAGGGGTCCTTGTAGAACGGCATCTGTCCCATCTCGCGCAGCTTGCGCAGAATCTCGACGCAGGCCCGGGCGCCCCCGAGCGCACGGTGCGGCACCGGCTCGCGCTCGATGCCGAAGAAGGCGCAGGCCTCCTCCAGTTTTGGCACCTTGTTCTTGCCGGCCAAGGTCTTGGCGCCGACGACGTAGCGACAGCCCTGCATGACGTCGAGCGTCTTGGTCTGCATGTAGCGGTCTTCCAGCTTGGCCCGGCGCAGCTCGCCGCGCATCAGCTTGATGTCGTAGGCGGCATTGAAGCCGATGATGACGTTGCGGTCGTCGATCGCCTTGGCATAATTCTGCAGTGCTTCGTCGATCGGCACGCCATCCTGCTCCAGCATCTCCTGCGTGAGACCGTTCACGGCGGAGGCCTCGTCGCTGATGGTCCAGCCGTCCGGCTTGATCAGCCACTCGCTTTCCCGGATGGTGACAAGATCGTGGTCGAGCCAGATCATGCCGATCTGGGCGGCGCGCGGCTGCCCCGGCGCATCAGCCGGGACGGTGTAGTCGAACAGCCCGGTGGTCTCGATGTCGATCGCCAGATGCAGCGTCATGTGATCAGACCTTCGATTGTATAAGGATTTGCGTGGCGTGCCTCACCATGGATTTCAACACGAACTGGCGCTCGTCCGGAAAATCGGAGGCGCGGCGTGCATGCCGTGCCATCAGGATTTCGATCGCTTTTTGCTGCGCGATCGGATCAGGCCGCTGATCGAGCAAGGCGATCATTGCATCGACGAGCACCATGTCGGCTTCGGTTCCTATCTCGATGGTCATGCGCTTTTCCCCGTGTGTTTTTCCAGCTGCTTCGGCGTCACCTCGATCAGGCTCGCGGCGAGATCGAGCACCGCCCATTTCGATTTCTGAAACTCGCTGCGGCCCATCGCGGCGACGGACTGCGACATCGCGGTGTACTTCATGATCACCGGGCCCCGTACCCGGATGATGGTGGAGGGATCGAGCGGAGCCATGAAGGCGGCGACGACGGCGGCGTCGCGCTCGGTGTCGCAGACAATCTCGTCGAGGTGAAAGAAGCCGGCCTCGATCAACAGCTTCTTGCGGAAGATGTCCTCGGTCGGATACTTCTTCTCCAGCCGCTCCGGCAGATTGCGCCATGCCTCGTGCAGCTGGGCGAAGTAGTGGCGGTGGCTGTTCATGTCCCGCTCCTGCTCGGGATCGATGATCAGGATTTCGCCGGCACCGAAGAAATGCTGGCAGTGGCGCATGTCCGGGCCTTGCGGCACGAACGATGCGCCGGTCCAGACGACATGCACGGGGCGACGGGTGACGGTGGCCATCAGTAGTTCCTCAGCCGCTCGACCATGGCGTCGAGTTCTTTGTTGAACGCCTTCAGCCCCACCGACAGCCGGGCGATGAAGTCTTCGTCGCGCTGGACCCGCACGACGTAGAGCGGCAGCTTGGGCCAGCCGATCACGAGATCGCACCATTTGCGCTTACTGATGTAGAGATTGCCCTGCACCTGCGCGGTGTGCTCGGTCGGAAATCTCTTGGTCTCCAACAGCTCGATCAGGATGTGCGGCTCGGCCGACTTGAACTCGACCATGCCTTGATCGCCGATCCAGCCGTCCGGACTGCAGCCGCACCGGCACAGCTCCGGGTTCATCTTGACGAAGCCGATCCGCATGGTGTCGATGGCGTTGTCAAACTCGTATTGCTTGCGCAGGATCGGCTCGTATTTCTCCCGGCCATCCTTCATGCGGTCGTTCGAGTAGTCGGCCATCACCTCCTCGGTGACGATCTCGCCGGCCAGCTGGCGCAAATATTTGGTCCGCATCTTGCCCTCGCCTTGGGCGAGCACGTCGGAAAAGCGGCTGGCGGTCGGGATGCCCCGACGCGCCTCGTGCCATTCCGGCGTGCCCTGCTCGCACTCGATGATCTCGTATCTAGTTGACATGTTCTCACCTGAACTCGTTTTTCGGCGGCTCCGTCTTCAGCGGTTTGTCGCCCGGGAAATCGGAGGTTTCTTTCGCCGCTTTCTCGCGCGCCTTCTTGTCCTTGAGCTTGCGGTTCAGCTGCGCCTTCGCTTCATTGAAGCGCAGCTGCGGGATGTCGGCGAGGCTGTCGACGCCGAACAGGATGAGGAAGCGGGCGAGATCGGCGCCCGATTCGGTGACCAGCTTGTCGAGCAGGTTCACCTGCGCGGTCGTAAGGCGCTCCAAGCCTTCGGACTTCTTGGCGTCGTCGTCTTCGCCCCGGCTGATGATGTTGAGCAGCAGGCAGGCGGTCTTGCGCTGGCCGTAACTGGTCGAGGAGTTGATCGCCTGCGCGGCGTTCTTCGATCCCGTGGTGTCGTGCTGGTAGGACAGCGTGGTCTCTTCACGGTGTCCGCCGCGCGACAGGATGCCTGTCACGGCAACCCGGCCTTGCGGGTCGGCCGGCGTGCGGAACGACAGCGCGAAGCCGAATTTGTGCAGGATCGGGCGCACTGTCTCCATGATGTCTTCCCATTTCGCATAGGGCGTCTTCTGCTCGATCGGCCCGGTGCGCTCGCCGGTCTTTGGGTCTTTCTTGCGGATGATGATGCTGCCGTTGCGATCGATGATCGGCAGCTCGGGCTGCAGCTCGGCCAGCGCCGCATCGAACGCGATCTTGGCGGCGCGCTCCTCCATCGATCGCTGCAGCGCGACCAGCCGCTCCATCTTCTCGACCTTGACGCGCGGATCGGCCGCCGCCCGGATGATCGCATCGATCAGCCGGTTGGACTGGGTGTTGTCGACGACCAGCACCGGCTTTGATCGCGCCGGCAGCGTGGTCTTGCTCACGGTTTTCGTTGCCCTCTTAGCCATTGATCACTCCCTATTTTCTCGTATCTGTCGGCGATGTCCATCGCCTGTGAACGGCTGACCATCATGAGAGCGCCGCCGCATTCGCCCCCGTTTTGCAGCGTACTCAGCACCAGCCAGACGGGCTCGATGTCGACCCCGTCCGGCCACATTCTCAAGAGCCCTTTGCCGCAGAGGTCGCAAATGATGACCGGCTCTTCCCGAACGGTCGGGACGGTATCTTTCGCTTCAACTTCTGCGGGCGCTCCAGTTTCCGAAACTTCTTCGCGAGCCATGTGTCCGATCCCTTCGTGGTCACAGTGCGGCTGGCACCCGGCTTGCGGCCGAAAGTTTTGTGGTCATGATCCGGTACCAAGCGATAGGTCAGATAACGCGGATCGTTGGCGTCTGGCATGTATCTTCCGGTGCGTCGGTTAAACTTTCGCAGGCGCAGCGCTGGATTATGATCCAACTCTACCTTTTCACCGGCAAACAAGGATTCCAGTACGTAATGCAGTCTCATGGTTGGAGAGGTAGTCCCGGCGTAGCAGATTCTTTGGTAATAGCGCCACCATCCATCCGGAATGCGCGTGCTGTATAATGCTTGCAACTCGGCGGCGCGCAGACGCACTGCCACCGGGATGTAAGGTCGCTTCATTGCTTCGCTTTCAGATTTTCGCGGACCAGCTTGGCGGCTTTCTCGCTCAGCGGTCCGTACTCCGCGATGAAGCTCTGCAGCAGGACGGCCTTGATGTCCCGATCAGTCACAATGGAGAGTATGTACAGCAAAAACTTTTCAGGTGCTGTCACGGCATCCTCCACGTCTTTTGCGCCTTGACGACTTGCCTCTTGTGATCCCGATCCCATTGCCGGCAGCGATCGTTGAACGCCTCGTTCACCGGTTCGCCATTGATCCGGGCATCGCAGCCGGTGTTCGAGGCGATCAGCCACTTCGCCGCCTCGGAGGCGTTCTCACGGCCACCGGCGGCCAGTGTGTGGCCCAGTGCGTGGGCGCCCGGATCGGCGACCAGCCCGCAGGACGACACCCCAGCGGCGTCCATTTCGAGCGCGGGGCACGGTCCCATCACCCGCTTGAAGACGTGCTGCCCGAGCGGGCAGAGCGTCATCATGCAGCACAGGCCGCATCTGTTGCAGGCCTCCCCGTGCGGCGGCTTCTTGAGCACCGCCGACCGGGGCGCAGAGACGATTCGGCTCATCGTTATTTCCCCAGCCAGATGATGACGGTGCGGCGATCCTTGGCGTAGTGCCCAGTCTGTTCAGGATCGCCAGTGATTTGCCAGACACATTCGTGATCTGGCGGTAGCTTGCGGAGATCGGCCGACACGTCGGTCTTGTGCAGCCGCAGATAAGCGGGATACAGGCCGCTGCGGCCAAGCAGCCACCCGCCGGGCCGTAGCTCGGCGAGCAGGATTTTGGGTGAGCTGGTCCGCCATGTCACCGCGTGACGCCTTTGTTGCCGACACCGATCTCGGCGCCAGCCATCTGCATCTTGTGGCCGGTCGCCCGGGCCCAGCCGCGCAACGCCTTCTCGATCTCGGCGTCGGTGAAGTACGGGCGCAGCGCGTTCATGTCGAGCTTTGAGCGATCGGTCAGGATCGCGTAGGGCTCGCGCGCCGTCGTGAGCAGGACGCCTCCACCGCCAGAGGTGACACCGCGCACCCGGGAAATGTCAGCGGGCTTGACCAGCGTCGCCAGCCGGGCTTCCTCGGCCTGCTCCTGCGCCAGCTCGGCGCGCGCCCTCTGCTCGGCCGCGATCCCAATCGCGTTGATGGCGATGGTCGTCTTCTCCTCCCGCGTCTCGGGCTTGCGGGCTCGGGCAGCCGCCCGGGCGGCCTCGTCTGCCTCCTCCTGTGCCTTGCGGAGGCGCGTGGCTTCTTCCCGGGCGACCCGATCGCGCTCCTGCTGCTCGGCGAGCAGGCGGGCGCGTTCCTTGTTGATCTTCTCCTGCTGAAAGTCGTCGATCGTGGCCTGCAGAATGTCGGCATCGCCGGGCTTGACCGAGCGATCGTTTTTATTGCGCTTGCCGATCAGATCGCGCATGGCGAAAAAGAAACTGTCGACGGCATTGCCGCCACGCAGGAACGGCTGTTTCTCAGCCTCACGGAACGCTTCCAGCCGCTTGTCGAGATCGCGGAAGCGCTTGATCACGCCGCCGCGCTCGACGGCGTTCTCGTCCGAGGTGCACGGCGTTTCCTTGAGCGGGGCAGCCTCGGCCCGCAGCTCGGCCAGCGACTTGGCCGATTCGGCATAGTCCTGCGCGAGGCGGCTGTTGACGATCTCGGCTTGGTCGACGCCGATGTTGTCGCCAACGACGGCACGGGGATTGCTGGTGTCGGTCATGTTGAAGGTCTCCGGTTAGACGCCGATACAGACGGCGAGGGTTATGATGATGACGGTGACGAGGATGGCTTGGCCGGCGCAGATGGCCATGTCGTTCAGGAAGTCTCGCATACGTGCTCCGTAATGACCTTGGAAGCGGCCTTGCGGATCAGCTGGGGACGGTTGCCGCCGCCGCGCCGGTTCGGGCGCTTTACCCACTTGCCTTTGGTGAGGCGGACCTCGATGCCGACCCAGAGATGGCCGAGATCGGGATTGCCAGTTTCACGGACAGAATAGAAGCGATTGTCGGACGTTTCGACGATCATGTGATGCTCCCAGTCGAGCCCCCTTGGCTCGTGCCGTCTTATAGACGCATTGCGCATGCCTTGTCAACCCCATGTTGACCTGCTAGGAATGGGAACATGAGGAAACCCCGACCCGTGCTAAAACGCAACCCGCCGCCCAAAAAGGTCGACGAGCGCGACCGAGACGCCTATCAGCGGCTGCTGGATAGCGGCTATACCAAGATGCGGCTGGCCTCGCTTCTCGGCATCAGCAAGCAGGCGGTCACCCGCTGGCGAGACGTGCCGCTGAAATACGTGACCCCGCTGTCGAATGCCACTGGCATTCGCAAGCGGCATCTGCGACCATCCGATTTTGCGTGATTGCGGCCTGTACCCACCTGCCCCCCCGGATCGGGCCGCAAGGGGGTCGACAGCTTACTTGACAGGTTCACTGTCGGCCCCCACCCCTCTTGTCCTACGGAGAGCGCAATGGCAGCCAAAGCGAAAAGGTCGAAGCCCAAGTTCAAACCAGCCGTAAAGAAGGCAACGAAGAAGATCACCAAGGTGAAGCCAGTCAAGACGCCTGAAGTGGCGATGCGCAAGAAGGGCGGCATGGTCAACGAGGAAAGCAAGGCGCTCTTCCTCGATCACCACCTCCCCAAGATCGCCCGGCTCCGCGAGCTGTCAAACACCGCAAACGCCAACCTGCGCAACGGCTATAAGACCGCGAAGAAGGACGGTTTTCTGCAGCATGATTTCGATGTGGCGTTCCAGCTCAAGACCCAGACCGGGGAAAAACAGATCAAGGCCGCGATCGCCCGTGACATGACGATCGCGAAATGGCTCGGCTACGGATTGGGCAAGCAGCTCGACCTGTTCGTCGAGGCTGACGACCATGACATCGAGATGCAGGCCTATGCCGATGGCGAGGAGGCGTCCCGCACCAACAAGCCGGCATCTCCGATCTATGCGCCGGGCACGCCCGGGTTCGAGGCCTACATGCGCGGCTACCACGACCATCAAGAGGGCAAGAGCAAGACGCAGGACGAGCTGGCGAAGGGCTTCAAGAAGCTGGAGCCGGAGCCGACGTCGGGCACCCGGGTCACGCGCAGCCAGTTCAAGGCGCAGCAGGCCGCCGCGAAGAAACAGGCCGACAACGCCGAGGAGCGCTCCTCGCTGTTCCAGAAGAAGACGGGCAACGGTCCGGCGCCAGAAGCCGCTGAATGATCGTTGGGATCGACCCGGGCATACATGGAGCCGCAGCCGCGCTCTGCGAGAGGCGCGGCATGCTCGCTGTGATCGACTTGCCGACGCACCAAGTTGGGAAGCGGCTGGAGATCGACAGCTACGCGCTGCTGCGCTGGCTGCGCATAGTGCGGCCCCATCGCATTGTCATCGAAAACGTCCACTCGATGCCGAAGGAAGGCGTCGTCAGCGCGTTCCGGTTCGGCGTCGCGGTTGGCATGATCAAGGCAATGTGCCACGTCGTGGTGCAGGCCAGTGATCTGGAGCTGGTCGAGGCGGCGGTGTGGAAAGAGTATTTCGATCTCGTCGGTTGCGACAAGGAAGCTTCGCGCCAACTGGCATTGACGTTGTTTCCGATGCATGCTGCTGTCCTTGCGCGCAAGAAGGATCACCAACGCGCCGAGGGCATGTTGATCGCGAAATGGGGCGCCCGGCCGATCATTGGGAGAAACTGGTGATGAGCCGCTGTTCGAAGTGTGGCGGCATTTTTGTGCATGGCGAGCCGCTGCGTGAGGTGAAGTTTATCACTGATGGCGTGACGAGCATCGAACATTTTTGCATCCAATGCGACGACGAGTTCGTATGGGGCATGTGGCCGGATGACTGGGGACCGCCACCACCTCCGCGTTTCGTGCGTGGCGCCGGACATGGATAATGCTCCTCGACGGCCTGCCCTACCATCACTTCGCATGCATCCACAGCGATGTGCCGTGGCAGTTCGAGAGCTGGTCTGAGGCTGGCGAGGATCGCAGCGCGCAGCAGCACTATGACTGCATGTCGCTGCACGACATCTTGCGGCTGCCGGTGGTGGCGCACGCCGCGCCGGATTGTCACCTGTTCTTCTGGTGCACCGGGCCGTTCATCGTGTCCGGCGCTCATGTCCCGATCATGCGCGCGTGGGGGTTCGAGCCAAGCTCGGTCGCGTTCGTCTGGGTGAAGCTCAACTCGACGTGGCACCCGCGCTGGCTCGGCTACATCGACGATGCGATCACATGGATGGGGCTCGGCCACACCACCCGGCAGAACGTAGAGCTGTGTTTGCTGGGCCGCCGGGGCTCGCCCATGCGGCTGTCGAAGGCGGTGCGGCAGGTGATCTTCGCCCCGCTCCGGGAGCATAGCCGCAAGCCTGACGAGGTTTACGGGCGCATTGAGTCATATTGTCGCGGTCCCCGTCTCGACCTGTTCGGACGCCGCAGCAGGCCGGGCTGGACGGTGCGGGGGGACGAGGCGACCAAGTTCGACGAGCCATCCGGACGGTCGTCGACAATCGCGGACAATCGCCGGCAGCCGTAGTCAACCGCTGGTGTACCGGGCGGGTGATTCGGCCAACCCATTGATGTCGAGTCTTATTTTGGAGATGTAATAAAATATGAAGCTTGCGTGACGGGCGACTCTTCGTCATGCTCAGAAATGCGAAAGAGGTGGCCGTTGATCGCGACCACCTCTCTCTGAAACTGCTTCGAACCGGTTGTCGTCCCGGGTCTCCCAGTCCTGCCTGATACATAGCAGACTCCCCCGAAAACGCAAGCCCGGTTCCAGTCTCACCGCACGAGTGAGGGTTAATCCCTGACCGGGTGCGGGCAACAACACCGGTCAGAGACCGCGTTCTTCGTTGGCCACGTCGCGCGGGCTCACTCCTTGTCCTTTCCAAGTTGCGCATACCGCCCACTCCGGCGGACGCAGACTCATGGGCCATGGGTCGACGGGCGCCGATTTTGGAGCGAGGCAGGGAGTGAGGTGAGCAAGAGGCTAGCCAAGGAAAGAAAGACTCTAACAGTAGTAATAGTGGAAGGAAGGGGAATGAGCATCACCGACGACCTGCCGACCGGCTACATCAGCGAGGAGGAGGAGCAGCACCGCGACTATTTGCTGCAGGCGTGCCGGGTTGGCACGCTGCGCGCCAAGCTGATCGAGAGCGAGATCACCCGCATAGGGGTGGCGCTAAAGGGGAGAATGATAACAAGCGAGACGGCGGTGCAGTGGCTGCGCGACGCCGATCTCTTGGACTACTTCATCGGATCACTGCCCGAGAGCATCGGGAAACTGTCATCATCACCAAGGGAGCGAAACTATGCGAGCACTGAGACCGGACCAGAGCGACGCGATGCAGATGCTGCGGCAGGCGATGATGGGAGGTCTCAGGCACGTGGTGATGCAGGCGCCGACCGGGTTCGGCAAAACGGTGCTGTCGGCGGAGGTGGTGAACAGCGCGCGGCGAAAAAACAAGAAGGTGCTGTTCACGGTGCCGGCGATCAGTCTGGTCGATCAGACGGTGGAGATGTTCTATCAGCAGGGCATCAGCGACGTCGGCGTGATTCAGGCCAACCATCGCCAGACGGACGGCTGTCAGCCGGTGCAGGTGGCGAGCGTGCAGACGCTGCAGAAGAGGGAGATGCCCGAGGCTGACGTCGTCCTGATCGACGAGGTGCACAAATGGTTCGACTTCTACGGCAAGACGATGCGCGAGGCGTGGCTCGACAAGCCGGTGATTGGCTTAAGCGCGACGCCATGGCGCAAAGGGCTGGGCAACTTCTTCGGCCGGCTATTGATCGCCTCGACGACATCGGAGTTGATCGACAAAGGCCTGCTGTCGGATTTTAAGGTGTTCTCGCCGACGCATCCCGATCTGGAGGGCATCCGGACCGTTGCCGGCGACTACCACGAGGGCGAGCTGGCAGAGCGGATGTCGAACGTCAGGCTGATCGCGGACATCATCGCGACGTGGATGGAGAATGGCAGAGGGCGGCCGACGCTGTGCTTTGCGGTCGACTGCGCGCATGGCAAGCACCTCAAGGACCAGTTCGAGGCGGCCGGTGTGCGGGTGGCCTATCAGGACGCCCACACCAAGGATCAAGATCGCGCCGCAATCAAGAAGGGCTTTCACGATGGTTCGATCGAGGTGGTGGTCAATATCGGCACGCTGACGACGGGGATCGACTGGGACGTCCGCTGCATCATCTTGGCGCGGCCGACCAAGAGCGAGATGCTGTTCGTGCAGATCATGGGGCGAGGCTTGAGGACGGCGAACGGCAAGGATCACCTGCTCTGCCTCGACCATTCCGACAACCATCTGCGGCTCGGCTTCGTCACTGACATCGACGCCAACCATGGTGAGCTGCTCAACGGCTCGGACGCCACCGACACGGTGACGGATCGCATCCGGCTGCCGAAGGAATGCCCGTCATGCTCGTTCCTGAAGCCGCCCGGCACCGCCAGATGCCCGGTGTGCCAGTTCGTGGCGGTGAAGCACAACAAGATCGAGCCGACCGCTGGTGAGCTGAAAGAGCTGGCGCGGCAGCAGAAGGCGGAGAAGGAAAACATCGATCGTGGGGCATTTCTGGCCGAGCTGAAGGCCTATTGCGAGCGGAAGGGCTTCAAGCCCGGCTGGGCTTCGAATAAGTATCGCGAGAAGTTCGGCGTGTGGCCACACAACGGGATCGCGCAGGTGGCGCCACAGGCGGGGGTATCGGCGGCGGCGATCGGTTGGATCAAGCGCGGCAACATCGCGTGGGCCAAGTCACAAGGGAGGCGATTTGCATAGCTTGAAAAAAGTTTTCCACAGCGACAGTGCTGCACTTCTGCACTGTGATCTACGCTGCGACGTCGCGCTGAAGGCCTTGTTTTCCAGTGCAAGCGATTTTTTCGAATGCAATAAACCGCTGCGAGACAGGGGGATCACACAGCGGAATCCGCCTGTTATGCAAAAATGCAAAAAGTCGATGTGCTATACTGATCGCGTTGAAGTCACACAATGGAGCATCACGACATGGATGAAGGCAACGAGCGTTACGAGCAGTTCGAGAGGAAGTTTCTCGGTCACTGCCTGTTCGAGAAGACCGAGGGCAGGCGCATGATCTCGGTCATGACGATCAGAAACACGGCACGCACCTGCGTTGTGGTCCGTCACTTCGAGGCGGACGTCAAGCGCAGCAAGGGCTGGCCGAAACAGGAGGCCTGCTACGTCTATCTGCCGATCGAGGATGACGGCACGTATGACGGTATGGATAAGGTGTTCGAGGCTTATGTGGAAAAATATAGGCCACCTGAGTAAACACCGTGTTGACACGGGCGGCGGGATGTGAGACAACACACCCGTCGCCGAGACATCGGGTCTCGGGAGCATCAACCCAAGAAGAGGACTTCACTCATGGCCACCCACGCTCAGTTCCGCTCCGGCTCCGTCTACACCCAGTCCGCCCGCTTCGACGATCAGCAGCGCTTCCTCAACGAGGATGAAATCCGCACGCTGGCGCCGAGCGTATTCGCCACCACCGCGCACGCCTCGCGCTCGGAGCGCTTCAAGCCGATCGCCACCATCGAGGTGCTGCGCATGCTCGATCAGGAGGGCTTCGGCGTGGTCGGGGCGATGCAGTCGGTGGCCCGGACCGAGGACCGCAAGGACTTCACCAAGCACATGCTGCGCCTGCGTGAGAAGAATGGCGTGCAGAAGAAGGTCGGCGACACCGTGTTCGAAGTGCTGCTGAAGAACGCCAACGACGGTTCGGCCGCCTACGATCTGCTCTCCGGGCTGTTCCGCATCCGCTGCATGAACAGCCTCGTCGCGATGGACACCCAGATGTCGACGCAGCGTGTGCGTCACTCCGGCGACGTCGCGCCCAAGGTGATCGACGGCGTGTTCTCGGTGATCAAGGATGCCGAGCGCGCGCTCAAGGCGCCCGACCAGTGGGGCCAGCTGCAGCTTGGGGCACCCGAGGCCGAGGCGTTCGCCCGGGCGGCCCACGCCATCCGCTTCCCGGTTGATGAGGAGAACAACCAGACCACCCACGTGCAGCCGCTGCAGCTGTTGAAGCCGCGCCGGCAGGGCGACTTCGCGGATGATCTTTGGACGGTGTTCAACCGGGTGCAGGAGAACGTGGTGCGCGGCGGGCTCGACAACTTCGGCCGCGATGCCAACAACCGGATGACCTACCGGCATACGCGCCCGGTCAAGGGCATCGATCAGTCGACCGCGCTGAACCGTGCGCTGTGGACGCTTGGGGAGGAGATGGCCAAGCTCAAGGCCTGATCCGGGCGCCCGATCCCCCGCCGCGAATGGCGGGGGATCACTCTCATGACGTAAACCAGCTGTTGACACGGAAAAGTGACGGGGCTACGGTCGCCAACCTGCCGGAGCATCACATGATCCTGAAAGCCAAAAAAGGCACCAAGATGCGGAAGATTGAAAAACTTCTGCGTCGCAAGAAGGGCTGCACCAATCGTGAGGCGCTGGAGGTTTTGGGCTGGGCCGCGATCTCGATCCCGCAGCGCGCCCAGCAGCTTGGCTTGACGCTGCGCCGGCAGAAGAATGGACGCTTGACACGATACTGGGCTATTTGAACGGCACCCTGCGCAGGGGTTTTGGCGCCGTGAACCCTATTGGAGGACTACCGCGCTGATGAAGCTGCGCCACGGACCAGCTGGGAGGTGTCCGTGGAAGGAAAACAACACCCAGCAGCCGGGGATCGGCGTCGTTAACCGAGGCCCCGGCCAAGTTTCCGAAGACTGTTGCAGCGGCGCTACATCTTAAGTCGAGAAGTTGAGTTACACCATCATCCACCTACAGAGCATCACACAAGGGGAGCCATCCAGACATGATAAAGCTTGCAGCGGTCGCCACGTCATTGGCGATCATCGCCACCCCTGCGTTCGGACAGGACGCAACGGCAATCGGCACCGGTGTCGGTGTCGCGAAATCCTCATCATCATCCAACGCGGTCGCGATCTCCGGACAGGGCGGCAAAGGCGGTCAGGGCGGTCAAGGCGGCACTGGCGTCGGTGTCGGCGTCGGCGGCAACCCTTCGGCCACGATCAACATCGCTGGCGCTCCGGCGAACACCACGCAAACCATCAACAACACCGGCACGAGCACGATAAAAAACGTGCCCAGTGTCTTCGCCCCGGGCTTGGCAGCTGCGGGACTGGAGACGTGCCTCGGCTCGATCTCTGGCGGCGGCGCCTTCGTTGGGACGGGCTTCAGTTTCGGTTCGACGATCCCGGACCCGGGTTGTGCCGCGCGCCTCGATGCACGAACCCTCTGGAGCTTCGGCCTGAAGAGGGCGGCTGTTGCTAGGCTCTGCGAGGGCACTGACGTCTACAATGCGATGCCCGAGGTGTGTGGCCAGTACCTGCCGAGCCGCGCATCAGCGGTCGCCGTAGCGGCGCCGGTGGGCTATCCGGAGCCGGTGGGTCCGGCCGGCTACTATTACGACGACATCGACACCTATCGCGGTGGCTCGATCATGCTGGTCGACGGCAAGACCGGCAAGGAACGCCTCTGCACCGATTACGACAAAGGCCACCGGCGCTGCCGCCTGTGGGCCGATGCCGTAAGCTCCAAGCCGAAACGTGTTGCGCGTGCGGTGAGGAGTGAGACCAAGACCACGGCAGCATCACCGTCTCCGGTGTGGCAGGTTAGGCCGGTCGATCCCAAACCGACCGAGCCGCAACCGACGTCCGCGCTGGAGGCTCCGGTCCCATCCGCGTTCAAGCTCACCACCCCGGTCGAGCCGGTCAAGGGGGGACCATCCATTGAAAGAAAGGAAGTTCAGAATGAAGAATCTCTTGTTCGCTGCCTCGGCTTTTGTGCTGCTCCTCGGTAGCTCCGCACAGGCCGCGTCCACCCTCGCTGTTGGAGGTGGCGCGCAGCTCTCGGGAGTGACCACCACGACCGGTGCTCTCTCGCTCGGCAACGCGGTGAGCGGTGCTGCGGCGGCCGGCTCCAACACCTCGGTCGGTGCTGGCGTCGCGGTCGCGACCCCGGCCGGCAGCCTGTCGAGCGGGATCGGAGCCTCGGTCGGGCAGACGCAGGGCGCCTCCGGTGCTCTGGCCGGTCCGAACGGTGCGGCGGCCTCCACCTCGTCCGTTCTCGGCGGCGGCGTCGGCGTCGGTGGTGGTTTCACCAACGTGCTGCCCTGATAACTAACACGCTGCCCTCATATTAGGGCAGGTGCGCCGGCGGGTCGGGTGTCAACCTCGTGTTGACACCCGTTTCCGTATCGGCTATAAGCTCACCTCACGAGACATTGGGTCTCGACGGAGCATCATATGAAGATCACCAAAGTTCAAGCTCGTGACGAGCATCTCACCGTTGTCGATACCGCCTCCCTGAGCCACAGCATCATCTACGGGCCGACTGGCCAGTGGGTGACGTATTGCCCGGCCACCTTCAACACGATCGCCGATCTGATCTCGATCTGCGTGTGGCTCATCCCCGGTACGCAGGTGGAGGGCTGAGCACATGGGCCGTCCCCTCAAAGGTCACCCCTACCACGGCAAAACCGATGGCGAACTGCTATTCATCATCGCCGATGCGTCCGAGGCTGCCCGCAACATGCGCGGCTTCGACGAGCGGGCCGAGGCCAAGTATCTCGATCAGATCAACGACGCCACCACCGTGCTGTTCTATCGCCATCCCCGGGAGCTGTGATGCTTTACGAGATGCTGGAAGATGCGGTGGCGAGCTGGGAACGGCTCGACCATCCGGCGCTCTTGGAGCGCTTCGTGCTGCGCAACGGCCGGCACTTCAAGCCGTCCCCGCGAATCGGCCGCAAACGTCGGGCGCACCGCTGCTTCGAAAACGCGGCGCTGTTTGTTCGGGATCGGCGCGAGCAGTACATGCCGCCGCAGTATGTCGAGGGCTTCACGCTGGCGAAGGATTTGCCGGTGCGCATCCACCATGCGTGGGTGACGATGCACGGCGACGACGCCATGGACCCGACGCTCGATGCCGAAGGGCGCGAGTATTTCGGTGTCGTGATGGACTGGGACACGCTCGATCGCGAGATCAACGGCAATGGCGTCTACGGCGTGTTCGATCCGGGTCACGGGCTCAACTTCAGGTACATGTTCTCGGTCGATCCGGAGCTGGAGAGTATCGTCCGCAAAATCCAACAGAGGAGCGATCGATGGATGACCGGCTGAGCGAAGGGTTTGGTCCGATCTATGACATCGACGGCCCGGCGTTGCGCAAGCTGCGCCGAGGCTCCGATCGCAAGGCCCATGGCGCGGCGGTGCTGAAGGCCGTTCAGGCGGCCCAGCGGGGCTCGCTGATGCGGGTCACCTCAAGCCACGCCATTCACTGCGCCAGCCGCAGCAACCACACCACGGGCGCCGCCATCCTCAAGGCGGTGGCGTCCCAGCACACTGCAGCGATACAGGCATGCCCCGGCCAGATTCGCCGGGCCCGCACACCCGAGCAATGGAAAGAGATGTATCAAGCCGCCATGGCGGAGAAAGGAAAGCACCGTGGAGATACCGCAGATCAACCGGCTGAGCGGCACGACGCCGGACGACCTTCTGAAGGACTACGTCATAGCCAAGAAGGCGGTCGACGAGGCCATACAAGCCCTGTCAGGCGTCTGGCCGCACGGCCGGGACTACCAGAGCGGCGACATCAGGAAAGCGATGCACGAGCACGCTGAGCGTTGTCGAGCGTTACGTCTGGTATCGAATGAGTTGGAGACGATCGCCGAGGGCATCCTCAATCAAAGTTAACAGGGAGAGCATCATGTCGTGGAAGCCTGAAGTGATTGCCGATTCGTCTGGCCAGTGGGTCAGCAACCAGCTACGTTTCGCCACCAAGCAACAGGCGGAAAGCTATGTCGCCGATCTGGCCTATCGCTGGACGGCGGTGCGTCAGACCCGGGTGGTCGAGTGCGACGATCCGGTCACGGAGACCGTCACCCAGCTGTAGTTTGCAGGCGATAAGGTGGCCACCCGACAAGGCTGGGATGCACCCCCGGCTTTCGCCTGCGCCCCGGCGGCATCCCCTCCAGAGTGCCGCCGGGGGTCAACATCATGTTGACATTGGGACCGGACTGTGAGACAACGGGCGGGTCGAGCCATTGGGGCTCGTAGGAGCATCGCATGAACATTGATCCCAACATCGTTACGGCCACTGGCCTCGGATGGTCTGCCACCGATCGTGACTGGACTGAGCTGGTCACGTATTACGCACGAAACCATATGGAGGCGGTCAACTGGGTTCGTTTTAACCGCGACTGGCTGAAAGACCTTCGGATCGATGGGGTGCCCGCATGATCATTTCTTATCACCCCAAGCTTGGCCTTACGTTGGGCTATATGTTTCCGGCCACGTGCGTATGGCTGGTGCCCGGCACCAGCATGGATACCTTCATGGCTGGGATCGCCGATGTCGACTCGTATCTCTTTGCCAACTCGCTGGGCGACATCGCGCGGGAGTCTGGCTGCTCGACGGCCGAGGTTTACGGATGGCTGATCGAGCACGACTATGTCAGGGGGCAGTGATGGTGCATTTTATTTTTCTATTTTTTGCCGCTTGGGGTTTCGGTCTGCTCATAGATGATCTGACTGGCGCAAGCGCTGAACGACGACGGAAAGAAGCGAGTTTCGCGGCTCGCATGGCCAAGATCGATCTGGACTGGGAAAAGCAAAGGCAGTTCGAGGCTTGCGAAGAGCGACGGAGAAAGTGGGAGGAGGAGTGGCCAGCGCGTGAAGAAGCCCATAAGCAAGCAGGGCAAGCCCGGTTTGATCGAGAGCGCGAGGAACGCGCGATCAAGATACGGGCAGAAAGGGCAGCTCGCCGAGAAGCTGAACGGCCATGGCGCGAAGAGCAGACAAAAATGCAAGAGCGCATAGAGGCTTTTCAGAAGCAGGAAAGGGAGAGATGGTGATGAAGAGCGCGGTCTTGATCTCCGTCGTGGTCGGCGGGCTGAAGATGGAGCTGTGGGAAAGCCGGGGCCCGCGCTATAGCATCGTGTTTTCGATCGTGGCCCAGCCCGACGCGATCAGTGTCACATACATGGGCAATAATCGGGCGATGGCGTGGCAGGTGTTCTCGCGCAAGGTCGAATGTCATCGTTCGCTGGTGGGGCCGCCATGACCGGCGCGGAGCTGAAAAGGATCAGGGAGGAGCTTGGGCTGGGGCGCAATGATTTTGCGCTCCTGCTCGGCTATGTCGGCAACGATCGCAACAACAATCTGCGGGTCCGGAGGCTGGAAGACGAAGAGCTGGTGCCGCTGTACATTGGCCGTTTGGTGTGGCTGATCGTGCATTGGTATGCCGAGCATGGCAGTCTGCCGCATTGGCCGGTGGAGTTGCGCATCGAGGGAGAGGAAAGACCATGGACCTGAACGCATCGATCCGAGACATTCCGCTGCCGCTGCGCATGCAGCGGCTGCCGATCAGCGACAAGGGATTTCCGGTGCCGTGGTTCGTGGCCCGGGTCAAGGGCGAGTGGGACTTCCGGGCGATCGGACCCGGCAAGATGGCCGATGCCTACAACAAGAAGCAGTGCTGGCTGTGCGGCGAGCCGCTCGGCCGGTATCTCGCGTTCATCATCGGGCCAATGTGCAGCGTGAACCGGATCAACAGCGAGCCGCCGAGCCATCTGGAATGCGCCCAGTATGCGGTGAAGGCGTGTCCATTCCTTGCGCACCCGAACATGCGGCGCAACACCGTCGACCTGCCCGGTGGAACCATTGCCGGCGAGCACCTCGACCACAATCCGGGCTCGATGGCGATCTGGATCACGAAAAGCTACAAGCCGTTCCGGGTGAAGGGCGGAGTGCTGTTCAAGCTGGGCGATCCGATCAACGTGCTGTGGTATCATGAAGGCCGCACCGCGACGCAGGCCGAGGTGCTCGCATCGATCAACAAGGGCTTGCCGGTGCTGCTCAAGATGGCTGTGCGTGAAGGTAAGAAATCGGAGCTGGAGCTGGAGCACAACGTCAAGCGCGCGCTGCAGTGGATTCCCAAGGACGATGGAGCCGTTCATGCCTGACCGCTATGACAATGCCAACATCATCGACAAGGCCTTCGACGTCGCGGTCAAGACCCAGATCAAGATGGGCGAAACGCCGCCCGACGAAGTGTCGTTTGTGATGGGCTTCATCGCGCTGTTCGGCATTCTGACCGGGCGGGTCGACATCGGGCTCGACGAGCATGCGCCGCTCGATCGCATTTTTGACGCTGTGCACGAGGATATTGTCGCGTTCGGGAGGCGCGTTGCGCGCAATCAGGACATCCAGAACGGCATCAGGGAAACCATCAATGGTTGGAAGCATTGACGACATCAAGGTCGATCGCGGCGAGGACGGCCGGCTGCTCGCGAGCGGCTGGCACGGCTATGCCTGCCCCAATTGCGGTTGCTACCATATCGAGCTGCTCGACGACGACAATCGCGTGTTCGCCGCAATGGCGATCGAGGACGATACGCTGATCGAGCTGGCGGAGATGCTGCTGAGGTTCGCCAAGCAGCTAGAGATCGTATCCTCCGGCGGCAATGTCCATTGAGGGAGCGGGGCATGGCGTTCAAGAAGAAAGATGCGATCAGGCGGGTCGACAATCGCGGTGTCGAGTATTTCGATTTCCCGTTCGATCAGGTGTGCAAGAAGGCGCGCGAGCTGACCAGACAGGGCATGGAGGTGTACCAGAAGTTCAGCTGTGCCGGCTGCGGCCAGCGGCTGGGCATGGAGACGCCCGGCGTATTCTATGAGGAAGGCACCTGCGACCAGTGCTCGACGGTCACCAAGATCAGAGAGCGCGGCTGCAACTACATGATCCGGATCACCTATGGAATCGATGCGTCAAAACAGGGAGGCAAGGATGGCAATGCGGCAGACAAGCAAGGTCAAGGTGACAATCACGATCGAATGCAAGAGACCGGACGGGGTGCTGACGGAGACTGAGCGCTGGGACATCATCGCCTCGGCCGCGATTGCGGTGCGGGCGGCGATCCAGCAGTATCTCCCCGAGGGGGAGCGCAAGGCGGCATGCCGGGCTGTCGGCAGCGTGCTGCGCGAGCCGGTGCCGGTGACGACAAAGTTCAGCGAGCGCGTCGAAGCATGCGACTGATCTCGATGTCGCTCGCCACGGTGCCGTTTCTCGCCGGCACCAAGACCGTGACCCGGCGGATCGGCTGGCTGTTCGCCACCAAGAACATGCGGCTGCGCGTAGTGCAGAAGGCGCGAGGCCTAAGCAAGGGCGAGCACGTGAAGACGCTCGGATATATCGAGCTGGTGAACGTCAGGCGCGAGCCGTTGGAGCTGATGCTGCTTTACCCACACTACGGCACACTGGAGTGCAAACGCGAAGGATTTTCACATTTCAGCCCAAAACAGTTCGTCGACATGTTGTGCGAGGTCCATGATATCGATCCGCGCACGTACGTGACCCGGATGCAGTATCGCAAGATCGCGATCGACGACGGCAAAGGAGAGAGAAATGCGCATATCGCTGTTGATCAGCCTCCCGCTGCTGCTGGCTGCATCTGTGTTGAGTGCGGCTGAGAAACCCAAGGCGCCGGTCTATGTCGATGAAGGCAAGCCGCCGCCGCCACTGGGCGAGCAGAAGAACGGTCCGATGATCCAGCTCTACAAGGTCGATCCCAAGACCCACCTCACCGACGTCAGCGAGGCTGTCAAGAAGCACGAGGAAGAGGACAAGCAGAAGGCGGCCGATCAAGCCGCCGGCAAGACGCCGCCGGGCTACGTGATGCCGGACGCAGTGAAGGCCAAGCCGATCAGCAACGAAGAGGCGACCAAGAAGGCGCTGAGCGAAATCCCGCCGAGTGGCCTCGGTACTACCCAGAAGCCATTCACGCCGCCGAAGCCGGGCAAGCCGCCGGAGGGCAACCAATGAGCCGGGAGAAGTTCGGACCGACCGGCGAATATCCGAGAGGCTCGCTCGGACCAGAGGATCGCGGTGCGCTCAAGATCGGAGTGGCGCACGACTCCAAGGGCAATGTCATCATCAACTTCGGAACCGAGGTGAGCTGGCTGGGCTTTCCGCCCGAGCAGGCGATCCAGCTGGCGAAGCTGATCATGCAGCACGCCGGGGTCGGCAAGATCACGATCGAGTTCAGCGGCATCAAGGCCACGGTCGAGACCAAGGACGATGGAAGCCCCGAAGTGTAAGACGTGCGGTGAGCGGCACTGGTCGCGCATCTGTCCGAAGTTCCAGAAAGTGAGCAAGGAGATGAAGCCGGCCACGCCGCTCCTGATCGAGATGCAGGCGACGATTGACAGCCTGCGCGCCGAGGTGAAGCAGCTGAAGCGAGAGCTGGCCAAGCGAGGGAGGAAATCGCATGAGGTATCAAAGGCTGGAGGATGATGACTTCTGGATCGAGGTGCTGCCGCTGCAGCCGCCGTTTCCGGACGACGTGCGGTTCATCCAGCTGGAGGACGAGGTGATGCTGGCGATCTCGGCAGCGGACTTCCGGACGCTGGTGGGCCTATTGGGGCGCGGCGACTGGGAAGGCCGCGAGATCGCCATGGCGCGCGGCGAGGGCGGGGTGCTGAAGATCAAGCGGGTCAGCGATGGGTGACAAGACCAAGATCGAGTGGTGCGACCACACGTTCAACCCGTGGATCGGCTGCCAGCGTGTCAGCCCGGGCTGCGACCATTGTTACGCTGAAGGGATTGCCTATCGGCTTGGCGTGGGGTGGGGCCCGCACGCCGAGCGCCGGCTGGCATCTGAGGCGGCGTGGAAATCCCCGCTCCGGTGGGCTCGGCAAGCCCGGGAAAAGCCCATCCGGCCACGGGTGTTCTGTGCCAGCATGGCTGACCTGTTCGACAATCAGATTCCCGAGGAGTGGCGGACCCGGCTGTGGCAGACCATCCGGATTACCCCGGAGTTGGACTGGCTGATCCTGACCAAGCGATGCGAGAACGTCGCGCGCATGCTGCCGCCGGGCTGGGCGGGACCGGGATGGTCGCATGTGTGGCTCGGGTTTTCGGCGGAAGATCAGGAGCGGTTCGATCAGCGCTGGCCGATCATGCGCGAGATCGATGCGGCGGTGCGGTTCTGTTCGTACGAGCCGGCGCTCGGGCCATTGGACCTCATCACCAAGGGGATTGCGCGTGGGCTCGACTGGCTGATCTGCGGCGGCGAGAGCGGTCGCAACCATCGGCCGATGGACCCGATGTGGGAAGCGACGATTCGCGAGCAGTGCCGCATCCTCGGCATCGCCTATTTCTTCAAGCAGCTGGCCGGCAAGGCCGCGATCCCGACCGACTTCCCATTGGTACGGCAGTTCCCGATCACGGCCGAACAGGAGCCGGATCGCGAACCGCAGCTGGAGATGTTTTGATCATGGGCTACAGGATTGTGTTGGAAGCCGGCGTGCTGAGCATGCAGGCGACGCTGGCGCTGGACGAGATCGAGCGATTCCGGATAGCGTTGCAGCATTGTGCGAAGGCGCTGGCGGCGCTGGAAGATGCACCAACGGAGCCGACCAGCGTGATGAACATGCTGAAGAAGGGCAATTGATGGGCGGCAGCAAGAAAGGCGAGCGACGCGGCAATGCGCGCAAGCGGCCAGCCAAGCGGGATGCCAATCGCAAGGCTCGGGAGATTGAGCAGCGGCGCCATCACGAGACACCGGCCGAGATCATGCGCGAGGCGGCCCAGAAGCATCACGGATCGAGCCGGCTGGAGACGGTGGTGGTGGAGCGGCGCATCCAGATCGCGCGGATCATCAACGGGCTGTCGGACGCGGTCGAGGACATGACGCCGAAGGAGGCGCTGCTCAAGGGCATGCAGCATAATCTGCAGGCGATCCGCGACTGGGAGGCGATGCTGGAGTTCTGGGCCGTGCAGGCGCCGACGCCGGAGCTGACGGCGAACGTTGACATCGCCGAGCGCGAGATCGAGCGGCTGTGGGACAAGGTCGGCGAGTTCGCGTTCAAGGTCGCGGGCTTCATCCATCCGAAGCTGCAGGCGATCGCGGTCAATGCCAATACCGGCGTGTCGCAGGCCTCGATCCTGCAGGAGCTGTTTGACGAGATCGACGAGCGCGAGCGGGAGAAGCCGATCCCGATCGAGCACAAGCCATCGAGGGCAGGATGAACGAGGAGATCGCGGCGCGGTTTGCGCGCTATCGCCATGCCGGGCTGCCGGACAACGCCTTCCTGATCGACTACGGCGAGCGGATGAAAATCGCCACCGCCGCCTACTCACAGTCGCAGTATCGCAACCCGGATCACGATTTCATGTCTGCACTGAGCGAGCGGCGGCTGGCCTATCTGCTCGGTGGCGACTACAAACCGCTGGTCAAGGGTAGAGGCGACGGCCATGTCGACCGCATTCTCACCATGCGCGATGGCCGTGACTGGCCGGCTGACGTCAAATGCGCTGTCAATCCGAAAGAGATCATCGTATGGGTCAAGGACATGGAGGCGTTCATCGAGAAGTATGGTCCGGAGCAGCGGCTGATCTTCATCCTCGCCGGGCTGATCAACCACAAGGATGACAATGGCGAGCCGACGCCGAAGCTCGAATGGGACGCCGAGCTATTGTGCTGGGACTGGGACGTCAAGCTGCGCAAGTCGATCCCGAAGACGCACGGCTTCAATCTTAAGAACTACTGGGTGCCGAATCCATTCCACAACTGCTATAAGGACGCGCCGCCGCCCAACTCGGCGCGCGATATTTACGAGCTGCTTGCGCTATGCCAACGCAATTGGGGAAAGCGCACATGAGCCACATTCCGCCACGCGCAGGCTTCGACTGGGATCATGTGACGTGGAGCGGGCCGCGATCTCCGGCGCCCGCGCTGTGCTCGTACTGCTCGGCTGGCGTGCCCGAGGAAAGCATACCGCTGATGCTGTTCAAGCCGGACGGTGCCTGTGCGAAGTTCTGTGATGACTGCCAGCGCAAATGGTGGGGGATCGAGACCTTCACGGGAGAAGAGCCATGACCCAGAAAGTCGGCGAGACGCTTTTCGTGTTCGGCGAGGACGATGGAATCTGCCAGATGTGCGGCAAGAAGGACGAGCTGCGACCGTACGGCCCGGGCGGGATGAATGTTTGTTTCGACTGTGCTATGAAGGACGAAGAAGAAGCTCATCGACAGTTTCTAAAAAGGCTGGGAGGTCCATCGGAGGTCGGCCGGCATTGACCGGAGGCTCGAATGGCCTTGTTGTATGTAGCGGAATATCCCGATCTGCCGGGCGCTCAAGCCACGTGGGCGCCGCAGGTGGTCAGAGACCCGCCGATCGTTGAGCAGGTGCCGCTCGCGATCGGCGCCAGCGCCGCCCCATCTCAACCGTTCAATGCGCGAACCCGGATCGTGCGGCTGCATACCGACGCGATCTGCTCGATTGCGATCGGTCCGCCGGGTGTGGTAGCGACCGCCCAGAACCAGCGCATGGCGGCCAATCAGACCGAGTACAAGATGGTCATTCCGGGCTATGTGGTCTCGGTCATCACCAACACCTAAAAGGGAATCGAACCATGATGAGCTTGCAACCCTACCTGCCGCCGGTCACCGGCGAGGCCGGCGCGGTCTATGCGCTGCTGCAGGTGATCGCCAACCCCAACGACGCCAAGAAGGTGCTCGACAAGATGGTCGAGGAGCGCAAGGCGATCGAGAACGCGACGGAGAAGCAGCGTGAGATCATCGCAACCAGTCAAGAGGCAAGCCGCAAGGCGAATCTGGAAGCCCAAAAAACCAAGCAAGACGCGGATAGTGTGGCCTCGAAAGCAGCGGCCGATCTGGGAAACGCGAAAGCCACGCTAGTGCTGGCGGAGCGGCGCAAGGAGGAGGTCGCGCACATGCAGGCGCAGCTCGCCAAGCTTGAGCGGGACGTCGACGAGAAAAACAAGATGGTCGACGAGCGCGAGAAAGGCCTGCGCGATGCCGCCGTCGATCTCTCGAACCGCAAGGCCAAGCTAGATGCGGCTGATGCCAAGCTGAAGCAGCGTGAGGACGATCTCGCGATGCGCGAGAAAACGCTCGCGGACGACATCGCGGAGCACAACAAATGGCTGGCTGGCTTGACGCCGCCCCGGGCGCGCTAACCCTCCTCGGCTTCTGGAGCGCGCTGCCGAGATTTGCCGATCTCGGCTCGTCGATGAACCTTGGGGCGATCACCTTCTCGCCTCCGGGTTCGCTCACGGTGCCGGCCAATGCGCCGGTCGGAACGGTGGTCGCGACCTTCTCGGTGCAGGGCGGCGCCTCGTCGAGCTACGTTTACACGATCATATCCGACCAGCTCGGCTACTTCACGATTGTGGGCAATCAGCTGCAGGTCAATGCAGCAATGGTCCCGGGCATCGACAATCTGCTGGTCCAAGCAACAGGCAATGCGGGAGATGTTCTTGAGCTGCCGATGCAGGTGGTCATCACGGCAGTGTCTGCGGCGACCTATTACCTGTATGGATTCTGAGCCATGGCAGACCCGATTGTTGGTATCGTCAATGGTATTCCGGCTTCAGGCACCGGCAACATCACGACGCTCGGGCAGACGCTGGTCGATGGCGCCAACATCACGATCGGCGCGACCACCGATCTGGCACCAGTGGCAGGCGGCACCGGCTCGATCTCCGGCAAGCTCAGAGCGATCAGCCGCGACCTCGCTGGTGGCATCGTGCTGCAGACAGGCGGCAACGTCATCGGCGGCGTGACGCAATCGGGCGGTCCGTGGTCGGTCTCGGGCACGCTCGCGGCGACCCAGTCCGGCAGCTGGAACATCACCAACATCACCGGGACCATCTCACTGCCGACCGGTGCCGCGACAGCTGCGCTGCAGCCGACCAATGCGGCGCTCGGTTCGGCCACGTCTGGCCAGACCGGCAATCTGGCGATGGGCGCCACCACCACCGCCGCCCCGAGCTACACCACCGGCCAGAGCAATGCGCTGTCGCTGACCACGACCGGGGCGCTGCGCACGGACAGCTCGGCGACGACGCAGCCGGTGTCAGGAACGGTCTCGATCTCCGGCACGATTGGTGCCACCCAGAGCGGCACATGGACGGTGCAGCCCGGCAATACGCCCAACACGGTGCCGTGGCTGATGACCATCAATCAGGGCGGCAACGCTGCAACGGTCAGCGCCACCGGTGCGCTGAAGACCGATGCCAGCGCAACAACCCAGCCGGTTTCTGCCACGGCGCTGCCGTTGCCTGCAGGCGCGGCTACGGCGGCGCTACAGCCGACCAATGCGGCGCAGGGCTCCACAACCAGCGGTCAGACCGGACCGCTTGTGCAGGGCGCTGTGGCCACCGCAGCACCCACCTATGCGAACGGGACCACCAGCCCGGTCAGCCTCACAACCGCTGGTGCGATCCGTGTCGACGGTTCCGCTGTCAGCCAGCCCGTCAGCGGAACCGTCACGGCCACCCAAGGCGGCAACTGGTCGACGAGGACGCAGGACGGCGCCGGCAACGCCATCACCTCTGATGCGCGCGGCAGCGCAAGGCCGCTGGCGGTCGAAATCCTCGACGCCTCGGGCAACCAGATCACGAGTTTCGGGGCCGGCTCGGGCCCGAGCTTCGGATCGGCCTTCCCGTCGACCGGCCAAGCGGTCGGCGCCAAGGATGTCGGCGGCAACATGGCCGGGCTCAATCTCAACGCCGGGGGTGCGTTGAAAGTGGATGGCTCGGCCACCACACAGCCGGTGTCGGGGACGTTCTGGCAGGCCACCCAGCCCGTTTCAGGCACCTTCTGGCAGGCCACCCAGCCCATCAGCGCAGCCGCGTTGCCGCTGCCGAGTGGCGCCGCGACCTCGGCCAATCAGGCGACCGCTGCCGGCATCGCCTCGACGACATCAGGGCAAACCGGCGGCCTCGCGATGGGCGCGGTGACGACCAGTCTGCCGGGCTACACCACCGGGCAGACCGATCCGCTGTCGCTGTCGCCATCGGGGCTCTTGCGGGTCGACGGCTCGAATGTGACGCAGCCGATCAGTGGCAATGTCGGCATCACCGGTACGCTCGCGGTCACCCAGAGCGGCGCGTGGTCGATCACCAACATCTCGGGCACGGTCTCGCTGCCCACCGGCGCGTCCACAGCTGCGAATCAGCCGACCAACGCCGCGCTGGCATCAACGACGTCGGGCCAGACCGGAACGCTCGGCCTCGGTGCGGTGACGACAGGTAGCCCGAGCTACACCACGGCCACCTCGAACGCGTTGTCCTTGACGACGGCAGGCGCCTTGCGGGTCGACAACTCAGGCGTGACGCAGCCGATCTCGGGCACGGTGACGGCCAGCCAAGGCGGCACATGGACCATGCAGCCGGGCAACACGGCGAACACCACGCCATGGCTGATGACGATCCAACAGGCCGGCAATGTCGCCTCCGTGACGGCAGCGAGCGCGCTCAAGGTCGACGGCTCCGGCGTCACGCAGCCTATCAGCGGCACCGTGACGGCCAATCAGGGTGGCAACTGGCTGGCGCGGATGCTCGGCAACGCCGGTGCGATCATGGACTTCCCCGGGCAGAACGCGTCGAGCCCGGCGAATGCGCTGATGATGGGCGGCCAGTTCAACACCACGCCGACCGCGATCACGAGCGGCAACGCCTCGCCGCTGCAGCTCGACACCAACGGCAATCTCTTGGTCAACATCAAGGCCGGCGGCACCGGTGGCGGCGCGGTGTTCGGTCCGACGCCGGTCGGCAGTGCTGCGGCCAATCCGCCCATTCTCGTTGCCGGCACCGCGAACGCGACCTCGACCGGTAACGTGCAAGTCGCCAAGGTCTCCGCGACGGGCGTGCTGTCGGTCGATGGCTCCAGCGTTACCCAGCCTGTCTCGGGCACGTTCTGGCAAACCACGCAACCGGTGTCGGCCGCCGCGTTGCCGCTGCCGACCGGAGCTTCGACCGCTGCCAACCAACCGACCAACGCGGGCCAAGCCTCGGCGACGTCGGGACAGACCGGCGGCCTCGCGATGGGCGCCGTCACCTCGGCTGCGCCGGCCTATACGACGGCCCAGACCAACCCGCTCTCGCTGACGACGACTGGCAATCTGCGCGTGGATGGATCATCCGTCACGCAACCGGTGAGCGGGACCTTCTGGCAGGCGACGCAGCCGATCAGTGGCACCATCACCGCGAACCAAGGCGGCGCGTGGAATATCACGAACATCACCGGCACGATCTCATTGCCGGCCGGGGCGGCGACGTCGGCCAATCAGCCGACCAATGCCGGACAGGGATCGACGACGTCAGGGCAGACCGGCCACATCGCGATGGGCGCGGTGACGACGGGCGCGCCGAGCTACACCACCGCCCAGACCTCGCCGCTCAGCCTCGATCTGGCCGGCAATCTGCGCGTCAACGTCGTAGCCGGCGGCACCGGCGGCGGCGCGGTGTTCGGCCCGACCGCCGTGGGATCGGCCGCAGCGAATCCGCCCGTGCTGCTCGGCGGTACGGCTACCGGCGGCGCGACCGGCTCAGTCGAGGTGGCAAAGGTCTCAGCCGCCGGGCTGGTGTCGGTCGATGGCTCCGGTGTGACCCAGCCGGTCAGCGGCACGTTCTGGCAGGCCACTCAGCCGGTCAGCGCGTCCTCCCTGCCGCTGCCGGCTGGTGCCTCGATCTCTGCCAACCAGCCGACCAATGCCGCACAGGCGAGCGCGACAAGCGGCCAGACCGGCGGTCTGTCGATGGGTGCCGCGACCACGGCGGCGCCGAGCTATACGACCGGGCAGACCAACCCGCTCAGCCTCAATCTGGCCGGCGGGCTTCGCGTCGATGGCTCAGGCGTCACGCAACCGGTGTCGGGGACGTTCTGGCAGGCCACCCAGCCGATCTCGGGAACGATCACCGCCAACCAAGGCGGCGCATGGACGGTGGCGGCGACGCAAAGCGGCAACTGGACCAATCGGATCGTCGGCAATGCCGGTGCGGTGATGGATTTCGCCGGCTCGAATGTTGCGGCAGCCGCCAACTCGCTGCAGACCGGCGGCGTCTATCAGTCGAGCCCGCCGACCTTGACCGCCGGCAACTCCTGTCCGCTGCAGCTCGATGCCAACGGCTACTTGCGCGTCAACATCATGGCGGGTGGTGGTGGTGGCGGCGGCACCTCATCCAATGTCGGCGCCGCGATGCCGACTGCCGCGACGGTGGCGATGGGCTCGGTTACGACAGCCGCTCCGGCCTATACCACCGCGACGGCGAACGCGCTGTCGCTGACGACCGTGGGCAATCTGCGCGTTGACGGCTCAGGCGTCACGCAACCTGTCTCAGGCACCTTCTGGCAGGCAACGCAGCCGGTCTCTGCAGCCGCATTGCCGCTGCCGGCCGGTGCGGCGACGGCGGCGAACCAGACCACTGTCGTCACCTCCGGTTCGGCCACCTCGGGCCAGAACGGTCAGCTGCAGATGGGCGCGGTGACGACGGGTGCACCGGCTTATACGACCGGTCAGAGCGATCCGCTGTCGCTCGATACGGCCGGCAATCTGCGGGTCAGTGCCGCCGCTTTGCCATTGCCCACTGGCGCGGCGACGGCGGCGCTTCAGCTTGATCCTGCGACCTATAATGCTGGTACAGCATGGACCAGCGCGACCGGTGTCAATACGACGGCGGCGCTGGCCAACTCCACGCTGACGACGTGGACGACGATCGTTGGTCAGATCACGCAGACCTCGACGATCACTGGCGGCCAGATCACGTTCGAAGAAAGCTACGACAATGGCGCCACGTACGTCACGATTCCTCCACAGCGCTTTGTCGATCCCGCCACGTATGCGCCGCTGGCGAATCCCTATGTCTGTGCTGCGACCACCAACCAGCGCTTCCACATCATTCCATCCAGCACGGGGCAGATTCGGGCGCGGCTGTCGACCGTGATTGCGGGCACCGGCTCCGTCACCGTCGCATGGACGCAATCTCCCTTAAGTGCGGTTGATCTGACCAACAGCATCTGTGGAGGCGATACCGCAGCTGGCACCACTGACGGCGGTTGGCCGATCAAGATCGGCGGCCTCGCTAAGACCACCAATCCGACTGCGGTGACGGACGGCCAGCGCGTCAATGCGATGTTCGACAAGGTCGGCAAGCAAGTCGTGGTCGGCGCCATCCGCCAGCTCAAGGGCGTGCAGGCCACCACGATCACGGTCGCCACCGAAACCACCATCGTGACGGCAGGTGCGGCAGGCGTGTTCCAAGACCTCTATGGCCTCGTCATCGCCAATACCAGCGCGACGGCGGTCAATGTCGCCATCAAGGACGCTACCGCAGGCACGACGCGCATGACGATCATGGTCCCGGCCGGCGACACGCGCGGCTTCACGGTGCCGGTCGACAGCGCGGTGGTGCAGGCGACCGCTGCCAACAACTGGACCGCGACGGTGTCGAGCGCGGTGTCATCGATCCTCGTCACAGCGCTCTATGTGTCGAACACATGATCGATATCCGGCACGAGATCGAGCGCGCGACCATCCATTTTCGCGATGAGGCCAAGCGTCGCGGCATGGTGCCGATCTCACGGCTGTTCATCGTGCTCGACCATGGCGGCGGCTGGCGTTTCGTCATCACGCCGTACTGGGAGATCAGGTTTCATCTCGGGCCGACCGAGCGCAGGATCATGGTGCCGAAAATCCGCATGGCTGATCCGATCGACTTGGACGATATCCCGCGCACTATTCGCCTCGCCGAGCGCTATGCGACGACGGTGCTGGCGCCGGACAATCCGTGCGGCGGCTGCAAGGCGTGCTGCCGCATCAAGGAGGCGATCATTCCCGATTTTCTCAACAAGGGTGCGCATCAAACCTGTCCGCACATGGATTCTTGCGTCAACGGCTGCTGCATTCACCCGGTGCGGCCTTCGCCCTGCCGCGACTACGCCTGCGACTGGCTCGCCTCGCAGTCGCGCAACGATCGCATGCCGATCCATCTGCGCCCGGATCAATGCGGCGTGATTTTCGAGACTAAGGGCGAAGTGGTGGAGACTTTTCTCGATCGCATGTGGAGCTGTGATCCGCTGCAACAGCAGAATGTGCGCGATCACATCATCTCGCTGCAGAAGTTCGGCCTCAAGGTGATCGAATGACGCAAGTCTTCCTCACCAAGGCCTCGACCTCGCCATGGGCGACGCCCGCGACCATGCAAGTCGGCAAGCGGCTGACGTCCAACTATCCGGCGACCGCCAACTTCTGGTCGGTTGCCAACGCCACCACATCGACGCGCATCAGACAGACCTTCGTGCCAAGCGCGACGGCCCAAATCGATCAGGTCGTGCTGGCGGCGAGCCGGTTCGGGGCCCCGACCGACAACATCTATGTCAGCATCTACGATTCGACCGCAACGACGCTACTCGGCACATCGGCCACGATCCCGGGTACGCGGATGGGCAACAACGGCAATGGCGGCTGGACCCAGTTCACGTTTGCGACGCCGGTCAGTGTCGTCAGTGGGACGACCTACAGCCTCGTCGTCGATCGCTCAGGCGCGGTCGACGGCAGCAACTATTACGAGGTGATCGGCAACACCACCGGCGGCTACGCCAGCGGCATTCTGTATATATATGATTCGACCATACCCGGATGGGTGCAGGCGAGCGCCACCTCTGCGCTGATTTTCGATGTCGATTCTTTTTCGCATCAGGTCCATCTGCAGGGCAGCGGCGGCAATGGCGCGGCGGGCACCATCGGCACCTCGGGCAATGGCGGCGGTGGCGGCGCGGGCGGCAACTGGGGCTGGTTTCTCGCGGCCGGGACCGGTACGGCGATTGTCCCCGGCACGACGACGTTTGCTTTTTCGGTGAAGGGCGGCGGTGTCGGCAACGCCAGCTACACCGAATGGGAAGCCGCGACGCAGCTCAACTGCTACTCTTCGACATGCGGCGGCAATGCATCCGGGATCACCGGCGGGGCAACAGCAGGCGGCAATGGCAACGGCACGCCGCCGATCGGCTATTTCAACGGGTTCGGCTGGCTCGGTGCTTCGGGCACGACGACGGCGTCGCTGCTTGGCGGCGGCGGCGGCGGTGGTGCGGCCGGGCCCAATGCGGCGGGCAATCAGAATGCCATCGCAGCGAGCGCGACAGGCGGTGGCGGCGGCGGAGCTGGCAATCTGGTTGTCTCTGGCGCGTCCTCCAGCGGTGCGACGTTCGGCTCGGGCGGCGCTGGATTGACAGGTGCGCCGGGGACAAGCAGCGGCGCAGCTGGCACCGGCTCATCCGGGGGTGCTGGGTCGACTGCGACGACGACGACCGGTTCAACGGCCGGCGCGGGTGGCGGCACCGATACGTTTTTTGACGCCAGCCACGGCTTTGGCGGGGGCGGCGGTGGCGCTGGTGCTGCGACCTCGACCGGCACCTATACGCTGACCGGCGGCAATGGCGGCGTCTATGGTTCAGGCGGCGGCGGCACCGGCTATGGTCGCGGGACCGCGACATTTGTCACAGGCGTGGGTGGCGACGGGCTGATCACGGTCTATTATGCGCCGGTCGCTGCGGCTGCGGTGGTCGGCGTGACACTGTCGATGATGGGCGTGGGCTGATGAACCTCAAGCAAGGAGAGATCGAGATGGACACGGATGCGCTTTTGGTGCCGGCAATGACGGCGCCGAACAATGAGCAGGCGCTGCGAGACGTGATTGCGGCCAACACCGCCGCGTTCAAGATCATCAGGGTGGCGCTGTCGACGTGCAACAGCCAAGAAAAGGTGCAGGCCATCATCGGCGACGTCGAGCAGGCGATGCAGGATTTGTCGGTGACGAGCCAGAAGGTCGAGGCGGCGGTGCGCAAGCCGACGCCGCAGCAGCAGCAGCAGGCCGATGCGTCTTATGGCCAATATCCGGTGCATCAGCCGTTCAATCCGACCAACCCGGTGGACTGGCCGCCTGACTATGTGCCGCCGCCGGACACGCAGGATACCTTCACATCTCTGAACTACAACTATCAGGTACTCGACGGTCCGCCACCGAATGGATTTTGTTATCAATCGACCGATCCGCTCGGGGAAATGGTGCTGTCTTTCGCCTTGAAGGACAGCGACACCAACAACAATGCCGGTTTCTTCACGACCGTTGCGATCGGGGATACCATCGAAGTCAACAGTGCAACATGGACGATCTATGCGTTTCGGCATCAGGGCGCTGTGTTCGAGTTCATGGTCTATCCACCGCAGTCGTCTCCGCCCTACGGGGCCTGCACTTTCATTTTCGAGCGGATGGGAGCAACAAAGGTCACCAGTGACAAGAAAGGCAAGACATGAGCGCGCCTGATCCGGAAGTGACGCCGCAATCAACCGGGCCGACAGCAGGAAGGCCCGCAGGCATCAGCACGGCTGGCGGCGAAAACATCATCGAGACCGAGAAGGAGCAGTCCAATGACGACCCCAATCCGCAACCCAAACGATCCGCCAAATCCCGCCGAGGTGCGCCCCATCCCTACCGAGCAGCACCCCGCCGGCCAAGAGGTAAATCGCGATAATCCGGTGCCGCAGCCGCCGCTGGAAGCTGTAGCGCCGCCGGAGCCGGTCGAGCCACCGGGTGGGCCGCCGACTGAGCCACCGATCAAGCCGCCGCCAGCGACGCCGTCGAAGAAGAAGTAAGGTTGCCGCCTGCACGGGGCCGGCATAGGATCGCCATCGCGCCGAGCCGATGACAGCCCCCTGCCCCCGGCTTGAGCGCGGGCGGCGGGAGTTGGTGATGCTCCTCCCGCCGCTTCCTCATCACAGGGAGATCGTCATGCTCTACAATCCCGACTGGCAGAAAGCGAAGACGTGCGACCCGATGAAGCTCGCCACCCTGATCGCGTGGCTGGAGAGATGCGATCCGTTCGAGAGGTACGACTACAAGAACTGCCGGCATTGCATGCTGGCGCAGTATTTCTCCGCCTGTGGTTTCGATCGGGTGGAGGTGTCGCGCACCCATGTCGTGCATGACACGCCACGCTTCGCCGGATTGTTTTTCCTTGGCAACCACGAGGAGCTGCCGGAGCATTTCGACTGGATCGCGTCTCATGGCAGCCCCACCTTCGGCGCCGCGCTCCGACGTGCTAAGTTGGTGAACGCATGAGAACGCGGGACAAGCTCGCAGCCGAGCTGCGCAAATGCGCCGAGAAGGCCTCGCACTGGAAGAAATCCCGCTATGAGGCCTTCGCCAAGCGCGCCGAGACCGGCGAGTTCGACGACTATTCCGACACCTATGTGTGTCCGATCACGCAGCTCTACACCGAACTGCGTGCGCACGGCTTGAACAAGTTCGCCACGCGCGTCGCCAATGGCGAGTTCGACGCCACCAAGGAAGAAAGCGACGAATGGGCGGCGAGCCCGTCCGGACAAGAGACATTCGCCATGCTGTCGCCCGAAATGCGTAAAGCGCTGTTCGGTGAATGAGCATGACCTTGCAGGAGATTTGCAGCCATGAGCGGCGCTCGATGTATGCTCGGTACCTCAACGGCTTTGAGCAGCACGACGATCATGTCTGGCGCTGGCTCAACTACCATTTGTCGGTGAGGGGGGCCGTAAGCGATGCTCACGACCAGATGTGACGATTGTGAAGTCGAGAAATCCGATGAGGATTATTTCACCGAAGTCAATCCGCCGGGCGGCTATGGCCGTACCCGATACATCGTTTGCGATGACTGCATGAAAGAGCCGCGCTGGGACTGGTGGCGCGCGAGGAATTGGCCGAACTGGCCGGAGCCGAGAAAATGACCTATCGCGTCGTCTGTCTGGGGACCGAGGAGATCGCGGCCGAGTTCGGCGACGGCGACGAGCACCATGAGCTTGCGCTCAAGATGGCGCATCGCCTTGCCCGCGATAATCCCGAGCAGAAATGGGCTGTGGTTTCGATGATGGAGGTGACGATGGACGAGAGAGTGTCGGAGAACGGACGCACGCCGCTGGAGCGCATCAAAGCCGAGCACATGCAAAAGCGCGAGCAGATCATGTCCGGCGAGATCGACGAATTGGACTGGAGCGGCGACATCATCCCTGAGCAGGTCGGTCTCAAGCAGGTGTGGGCCGACGACAATGGCAAGCTCTGGGTGTTCGTGCGCCACGGCGACAGGATGAAGCTGCGGCGTGTGCTGGAGGCGTAAACATGAGCACCCATCCGACGCCGTTGCGTGACGTGCTGACCTATATCGCCGACAATTCGCGGCGAGAAAATCTGCCGTTGCCGCAGCTTCAGACCGACCGCTCCACGGCGAATTTTCTCGCTGACATGTTGCAGAACGAAGTGTCCCACGACGTGCTGATCACGCGCGACGCGCCGGAGTATCAGTTCGGCGTGGTCGCGATGTACGACGGCATCAAGATCATAGGCCGGCGATAGATGGACAGAATGACACAAGTGAAGCAGGCACTGGCGCGGGGCTATTGCCATGCCGCGAACACCAGCAAGCTGGTCGACATCGACTTGCTGGAGGCAATGACGAAGGAAATCATCGACAGTTTTTCAGGAGAGGAGAGAACTATGGTGTTTGATCCGAGAGAGACGCAGGGAAAATATCCGCCGGTGAGCAAGGACATGCTCAGGGCTGCACAAAACGAGCAAACCTGCGATCGAACCGATGGACCGCCAGCCTATCAGGAGCCGCCACGGCAGCCACAGCCGTGCACGGCAATCCCGCAAGGACAGAATGCAACGCAGAGCAACAAGCCTATAGATCAAGCCGAGGCAAAGCCGCTGCTGACCTTCAACACCGAACATCGCGACACCATGATCACGGCGCATCAGGTCGATCATTTCCTGCGCTGTTACATGCCCAACAGCAGGGATCAGGCAATCGAGTTCGAGCGCGATCTGCACATGCTGGTGCGGACGATCTATCGCGAGGCGCAGGCGCCGCTGCTTGAAAACATGAAGCTGATGGCGATGGCTGCCGTAACAACGCCGCCGAGGATCATGGCGGCGGAAGAGAGCTGCGTGCAATCGGCAAGACCACCGGGGCCGATCGTTCGATGATGATGTCGCCGAGCGGAGCAGCATCGTGTGCGCTCGTGATCGGTCTGTTGGCCGTGATCATGCTGGCGGCCATGCTCATTGTGTTCTTGCGATAGACGAATCCCGGTCCAAGCCCTTACGCGACCCGGGACGACTGGCGTGGAGGGCTGCAAATGCCTCCACGTCTTTCTTGAACAGAAGCAATAGTTCGACTAATTTGCCGCCGTTTCCTTCCGAAGCAGGGATACGCCGATGTCGAGAATGCGAAACCTGACACTCGCCAGCGCAAAGCATCTTCTCAACATGGGCCACATCACGCCCGCCCACCACAAACGCATCGTCGCGGCAGCCGCCGCACCCTCCCTCAAAATGCCGACCCAACCGAAGCCGATGAAGCCACCCGCCGGCTTTGGGTCTCTTGCCAAGCCGGTGGCACCGCTTCCCCAACCGGGAATGGCAGCATCAATTCCCGGCATTGGTCCCACGCAAAATATCGCTGCGATGCAGCCGGGCGTGATGCCGCCTGAAGATTGAGGGAGAATCGCATGGCAAAACAGTATCTCGCGCTGATTACGCTGCTCAAAGAAGCCGATGGCGGTGGCGGTGGCGACGGTCCGGTCGTGATGCCGCCGATCTATTATCCGCCGGTTGGCGTGATGCCGCCGATCTACAATCCGCCGGGGGTGCCGACCCACCCGATTGTCATTCCGCCGGACGCGATCGCCCCGGGCGTGCCGACCCATCCGATCTACATTCCGATCTACCCGGAGCATCCGATCGTCATTCCTCCGGACGGCCTCGCGCCCGGCGTGCCGACCCACCCGATCGTGATCCCGCCCGGCATCTGGGGCGGCGGCAATGAGCCGTTCCCGACGCCGCCGATCGTCGTCGTTCCGCAGCCTCCGGGCGGCGGGCCGCCGGTGGTGATCTGGCCGAGCCCGGGTCATCCCGCGCACCCGATCGTGATCCCGCTGCCGCCGGTCGACGCCAAGCCCGAGCATCCAATCGTGCTGCCACCGCCGGAAGTCGGGATTCCGGGCTTCCCGACCCATCCGATCGTGATCCCGCCGGATACTCCGCCGGATCAGGAATCCTTGATCGAGTGGCATGCGATCTGGACCGGTGAAGACAAGGGATGGGTCGTGGTCGGGGTGCCGAACGTGCCCCATCCGGTGCCGAGCAAGTAAAGCAAAGCTTGGCGCGGTGAGTGCTTTTATAGCCCCAGCAAGGTGTAAAAGGCGTCTTTCCGCTCACCGCGCCAGCCTAACAGGAGACAGTCATGCCGCTGGTCTCGAAAGCACAGGCGCGGTGGGCCTACTGGAAGCGCGCGCAAAGCCCGCACAGTCAGGCCGGGCAAGCCGCCGCCGAGTTCATCGAGAAAGGTCCGCATGGCAAGGGCGCCTATCATCACCTGCCGGCGCGGGTGAAGGCGGGCAAAGCCGTGAGGGGAGGTCGGAAGCCCCATCGCAAGTTCGGATCGCTAGCGATGGACTAAAGCCATGCCTTCGGAAGCCGCGTTCAAGGTGCGCGTGTTCGGCTATCAGCTGTCGAACCAGCGCAAGTTCGCCGCCGATTACATCTGGATGCACGAGGAGCCCCCGCTGTGGTCGGTGATCGGCGTCTCCAACGGCGTCGAGCCCGTCATCTTAAGCTTTCCCGGACCCGGACCCGACAATGCGACCATCATCGGCGTCGAGGTGCCGGAGGGCGCCGCGATCCGCTGGGAGCTGCAGCCGCTCGGGCCGGAGGCGAAGCGCGCGCGGATAGCTGGCGAAGGCTCACGCAAGATGGGGAGCGGCTTCGACTACCTTGAATGGTCGGCCGGCTCATCGTTTGCGTTCGTGGATGCGGCGGACCTGCCGTGAACGAGCCGGTCTCGATCCTGAAGGCAACGCCGCTCTACAAAGGCCTCGCCAAGCAGTTCAGTGACCGCAGCGTGCGCATGAACACGCTGTATCAGGTGCTGGATGAGACCGGCAAGATCGTGCCGTATCGGCGCCGGCTCGCGCAGCAGAGATACGCCGATGCGCAATGGCTGCTCGATCTGATCGTGAAAGCCCGCCAGCTCGGCTTCTCCACCGAGATCGCGATCGACATCTGCGACCACTGCCTGTGGCGGAAAAACTTCACCGCCGGCATCATCGACTACACGCTCGACGACGCCAAGCTCAAGCTGCAGAAGATCAGGACCGCCTATCTCGGCACCCCGCGCGCGGTGCGCGAGACCATCGGGCTCGTCAAGGACAACGAGGAGGAGCTGAAATGGACCAACGGCTCGACCTGCTATGTCGGGACATCGCATCGGGGCGGCACCCTGCAGTATCTGCATATTTCAGAGTTCGGCAAGATCGCCACCGACAAGCCCGACATCGCCCGGGAGATCATGACCGGCGCCTTGAACACGATCGCGCCGGGCCAGAAGGTCAAGCTCGAATCGACCGCCCACGGCACCAGCGGGTCGTTCTATGACATGGTGCAGACGGCCGACGCCAAGATGCGGAGCGGCCGGCCGCTGTCGCAGTTGGACTTCAAGCTGCATTTCTTCGCGTGGTGGATGGACCCGAAGTACACCATCCAGCCCAACCTCGCGATCATCTCTAGCGAGATGCACGACTATTTCGACACGCTCAAGGCCAAGCACGGCGTCGTTCTGACGCCCGGGCAAAAAGCTTGGTACGTGCTGAAGTATCAGACGCTCGGCCGCGACGATATGCACTCGGAGTTCCCGAGCGCGATGGACGAGACCTTCTTCAACTCGCTGGAGGGCACGTGGTTCAAGCGCGAGCTGACCAAGGCGCGCGAGGAGCACCGCATCGGGCACCCGATCCCGCATGATCCGAACTATCTCGTCAACACGTTCTGGGACATCGGGCTGGAGACCAAGAACAATCAAAATGCGATCTGGTTTCACCAGACCGATGGCACAAGGCACCGCATCATCGACTACTACGAGAACGCGGGCGAGGGCGTGCAGCATTATTGCGCCAAGGTGCACGAGATCGGCGAAAAGCGGCGCTTCACGTTCGGCAAGCACTATGGCCCGCACGACGTCGGGCACCGCAGCTGGGAAGACAACGCGCGCACCCGCAAGGACATCGCGAGCGATCTCGGCATCGAGTTCGAGGTGGTGCCGCGCGTGCTCGACAAGGAGGACGCGATCGAGGCCTTGCGCAAGATGCTGTCGCTGACATGGATCGACGCCGAGCACTGCGCGCGGATGATCGAGTGTCTCGACAACTATCGCAAGACATGGAACAAGCAGCTCGGGCAGTGGACCTCGGTGCCGCTGCACAACTGGGCCAGCAACGCGGCCGATGCCGGCATGACCGGCGCCGTTGGATTGAAGCCCGAGGGAATCCCGCTGGCGGACGGCAGCCGCAAGGGCAAAAAGGTCAAGGGATCACAATGGGCGCAATAAAAAAGCAGCGGGCTGTGAAGCCATCCATCGACCGTGCGCTTGCCATCCATCTGTTCGAGGCGGTGCATGCCCGCCAGCTGTCGGACGCGCATTTCAATCTGCGCCAGATGTATCCGGGCTCGCGCTGGCGGATTGCGCTCAAGGAGCGTCTGATGCTGGCGCCGCTGTCGAACGAGTCGCGCATTCCGGCCGAGCCGATCGTTTGGGTAGTCGATGTGCGCCTGAACGGCGACAAGCTGGAAGCGGCGGACAAAACCAGCGAGCAGGCCATCGCGATGTGGGAGGAGCGCTACGCTGGCGCGGAGATGCGCCAGTTCTTCATGCCGAAGATGGAGGATGAGCGCCGTGAACAACCTTGCAGGAATCCGTCTGGTCCGACAAGTCTTCGCTGAGCTGCTGCCGCCGGGCTGGACGGTGGCGACGGCGAATCTCGACTACGTGCACAAGCCAGACAACACCGAATGGCAGGTGCTTTCGTTTTGTGTTAATGGTCCCGATGGCAAGGTCCATAATCTGAAGTCGCGGGAGATGCCGGCCAGCTTTGACATCAGTCAGCTGACTGCTGAGACCGCCAAGGCTTTCGTGAAGGCGATTCCGCTGACGTACGAGCCCAAAAAGGACGAACCGCCATGAGCCATCTGATGGAATCGACGCGACGCATGGCCGAGAACGATCCCGCAATCGTCAAGATCAGGCGCGTCCCGGTCGGCAACAGAGTGGTTTACCATGGCCGCATGGGCTCGATGCGGCAAGGGCGCACCGAGTTTCCCGCCATCGTGCTGAAGCAGCATGAGGATGACGGCTCGCTCGATCTGATCGTCGAGTACGAGGCGGAGGACCGCATCTGGGAGCAGCGGGTCAAGCCCTACAGCGAAGCGCAGCCCGGTCACTGCTACACCCATGTCGAACCGATCGACCCCGACCCCGAGGCCGAGTTCGCCGACGAGACCGAGCGGCGCTTTGAAGTGATCAAGGCGCTGGTGCGCGAGCTGAAGCAGCAGATGTACGGCGACTACGAGGCGCCGGACAAGTCGATGATCGAGTATCTCGACGATTTCGATCAGCGGCTCAAGAAGGTGGAGAAGATGCTGAGGAAGTGAGATGGCGCGGAACGCGGCGGCAGTTCTGGATGACGTCGACTATAAAGATGTGACGGCCGGAGCTGACAGCGACGGATTGACCTACGGCGAGAACGATCGCCGCGCCGCGATTCCGCTGTCGCGAAAGACCCCGGCCCAGCAGTTCCGCATCCTCAAGGCCAATGTGCTCGCCGACCTCGAATATTCGGTCAAATGGCGCAAGCAGGCCACCGACGATCTCGGCTTCATCGCGGGCGACCAGCTCTCCGACGAGGACAAGCAGCTACTCGACGACCAAGGCCGCCCGCACATCGTCTTCAACCGGATCGAGACCATCTTGAAGGCGATCGCCGGCATGGAGATCAACGGCCGGCACGAGATCAACTTCCTGCCGCGCAACAATGCCGACACCGCCAAGAACGAGCTGCTCACCGCGACCTCGAAGTGGATGGGCGACGGCTGCGACGCCGAGGACGAGCAGTCGGAAGCGTTCCAGCAGACGCTGGGCACCGGCGTCGGCGTGGCGGAGTGCCGCTATTCCTACGAAAACGATGCCGAGGGCTCTTACATCGAGGAGCAGATCGATTGCCGCGAGTTCGTGTGGGACCGCACCGCGCGCAAGAAGAACCTGCGCGATGCGCGGCGCAAGGGCAGGCTGCGGCGGATGCCGTTATCCGACGCGATGCAGCTGTTTCCCGGCAAGAGCCGCATGGACATCGACGCGGTGTGGGCCAACCAGAACTATCTCGACGAGGCGACGCTGAAATCGATCGAGGAAAAGCGCATCCGCGAGGAAAACACCAACCTGTGGGAAGACACCGACGACCGCGACGAGGTGACGGTGGTGGTGATCCAGTGGAAGGAGCGCGAGCCGTATTATCGGGTCGCCGACGTTGCCACCAACACCGTGCAAGACCTCAGCGAGGATGATTATGTGAAGGTGCAGGCGCGGCTTAAGGCGGTCGGCAGCAGGCTCGGCGCCAACGTGCTCTTGCATGCGCGGAAAGCCCACCGCTGGCGCTACTATCAGGCCTTCCTCGGCAACCACGGGCTGCTCGAACAGGTGGCTCCGGCGCCGTGCGGCGATCAGTTCTCGTGGGCGGTGGTCACCGGATCGTACGATGCCAAGAAGCGGCAGTGGTACGGGCTGGTGCGGGTGATGCGTGATCCGCAGATGTGGGCCAACAAGTTCATGTCGCAGATCATGCAGATTATGAACGCTACCGCGAAGGGCGGCATCCTTGCGGAAGCCGACGCGTTCGACGATCAGCGGCAGGCGGAAGAGACCTATGCGATGCCCGAGGGTATCACATGGGCGGCGCCCGGGTCACTTTCCGGTCCGAAGCCGAAGATCATGCCGAAGCCCGGGCAGGGCGATGCCTCGGCCTATGTCAATCTCTTGACCTACGCGGTGCAGGCGATCACGGCGGTCACCGGCATCAATCTGGAGCTGCTCGGCCAGCAGGACCAGAACCAGCCCGGCATCATCGAGCACATGCGCAAGCAGGCCGGCATGACGGTGCTCGCGACCATCTTCGATTCGCTGCGCGGTTTTTTGAAGATCGTCGGCCGCAAGCGGCTCTACTTCATCCAGACCCGCGTTCCGGACGGCACCATGATCCGGGTGGCGGGCCCGGAATACGCGCAAGTCGTCGCGGTGACCAAGGACCGCACCACCGGCACCTATGACGTCGTGGTGGATGACGCACCGACCTCGCCGAACCAGAAGGAAGCCAACTGGGCGGTGATGCAGCCGCTGCTGGCCGCGTTCAAGGATCAGCTGTCGGCGAACCCGGAGCTGCTGATGCTGGCGCTGGAATATTCGCCGCTGCCGACGCCGTTCGTCGATGCCATGAAGAAGGCGCTGCTGAAGAAGCAGCAGGACGATCCGGGCCAGCAGCAGTGGCAGGAGACCATGAAGCAGCTGGCGATCTCGAAACTGGTCGCGGAAATCAACAAGGACCAGTCGACGGCGGAGATGCAGAACGCCAAGGCCGGCTCCACCAACTCGACTGCGACCTACGATCTGGCGATGGCGCAGAACCTCTTGGCCAAGAACGACATCGAGGGCTTCACCCACCACATTCAGGCGATGAGCGAGGCCGCGAAAGCCGAGCTGAACAAGGCCAAGGCCGCGCACACCATCGCACTCGCCCACCAGACCCAGCAGCAGACCGATCAGGGCGTCGCGCAGCACACCAGCGACATGCTCGACGCCGCGCACAGCCGCGCCTCGACCCGGCATCAGGCCGCGCTCGATACGGCCGGGGTCGTGATCGACCGTCACAAGGCGCTGACCGACACCCACAAGGCGATGACCGATCGCATCCACGCCCATCTGGCGGCACGGCAGCAGCAGATCGACGCCATGCAGGCGGCGGCCGGCATCGCCAACAATCAGCAGCAGATGTCGCAGCAGGCCGCGAGCGGCGCGGCCGACCGGCAGCTGAAGTCGCGGCAGCTGCAGCAACAGGACGAGCACAACAGGCGAACCAGTGACATTTCGAGACTGACTGCCATGGCGGGGATGCAGTCGGCAATGAACCCAAGAACCCCATGATCTCGACGCGAATGGCGCTGCTGCGGCAGGCGCAAGAGTATTTCCACCAGCTGCTCCTCGGTGTCGTCAAATGGGACGACGTCAAGGTGGACAAGGCGATTCCAATCCCCGCCGTCAGAGGCAATCGCGATCAGGGCAAGGTCAAAGACCTCGTCATTGCGCATTTCGGCGGCTTTCGCATGGAGCTGATGGGCCCGTTCGAGAGCGAGGACTGGCCGATGGGCAAGCTCAAGGTCACGCACGGCAACATCTCGGTTCACGGACCGCTCGACGCGCGGACATGGGACATGATCGCGGATTTCATCAAACGAGAGAAACAAGGAGCCGACCATGGCACCGAAAGCAGCACCGCAGCAGCCGATGCTCCAGCCCGAGACGATTGGGGACGTTGAAGAAGGTACGCCGCCCGATACCGAAGAGCTGGATGAGCTTGGTCTCAATGCCGAGGATCGCGCCGCCTTCGACGCGATGAAGGGTGCCGATGCCGGCCTTGCGGAGGCGCCAGACGAGGGCGAGCCGGCGCCGGCTGCCGACAGCCCGCCCGGCGTGCAAAGGCCTGTGCTGGACGCTCCGCCGGGCCCACAGCTACGTCAGCCGCCGCCGGCGCCCGAGGAGGATGACGAGCCGGATCAGGTCACCCGCGATCCGCGCACCGGCAAGGAGCAGCGCACCATCTCGTTCGGCAAGCACCAGCGGCTCCTCAACCGGGAGCGGCAGCAGGCCGAGGCGCTGCGGACGCAGGCGGAGCAGGAGCGGATCAATCACGCCAAGCTCTCCGAGCGGCTGGCGATCCTCAACGATGCGCTGACCGCGCCGATGCCATCGCAGCCCTTGACGCCGCAGCAGGCGGAGTACCAGCGCCAGCAGCAGATCGCGCAAAATCCGATGCTGGAGGACACCATCGACCCGGCGGTGGATTTGCCGGCCGCGATCAACCAGCTGCAGCGTCGGCAGGTGTTCATGGCCGATGCCTCGATGCAGCAGCAGGAGGCGACGCAGGATCAATTGCAGGATCAGGCGCTACTGCGGGACTTCACCCGCGACACCCAGATGTACGCGCAGACCGAGGAAGGCATGCATTTCTTCGGTGGCGAGGGTGCCTATCAATTTTTGAAGAACAGCCGGCTGGTGGAGCTGGGCATCTCGCTGTTCGACAAGGACCCGACCGACCCGAACGAGCAGTTCACGCCGCAGGAAATCAACAAGATGATCGCTGATTTCAATGCGGAGGAAAAATGGGTGGTCAACAACGCGCTGTCGACCGGCAAAAGCCCGGCGAAGGCGATCATGCGGCTCGCCAAAGGCCGTGGATGGAGGCCGCCCCAAGCCGCCGCGCCCCCGCCAGCACCGGCACCAGCTGGCGGAGCCCGGCGGCCGGCTGTGCCACAGGCCCGTAGCCCAGCGGCGCCGGCTGCTGCGCGCAACGCGGTCGCGCAGATTCAGGCGGAGCAGGCTGGTGCTGCGGCCTCGCGATCGCTGTCCGATGGCGGCGGCGCCCCGCCGGCCGAGCCGCTCTCGATCGAGACGCTGCTCCGAATGGACGATCAGGAGTTCGGCATGTACATTGACAATCTGCCGACGCAGCGCCTACAGGCGCTGATGGGACGCGAGTTTCCGGGACGCGGCTAGGTCCGGTGACGAACGGAGAGCATCATGTCGATCGTCTTCGATTTTAGCGATCTGAACCAGCGGCTGCTTGGCGACGACTGGTGGCAGCCGCGCGCGCCCAAGCCCAAACAGGTTGAGCTGCCGGCGGTGGTCGGGTCGGCGCTGCCGGCTTGCGTGCCGCCGGGTCCGCCGCAAGCGACGTGGCGGATGCGCAATGTGCCGGCGCCGATTCCGGTCGAGCAAGATGTGGCGCGTATCTGGGGGGCGCGCAATGTGCCGCCCCCGGTCATGGAGCCCGGGCGCCTCACGGTGCAGAAGCTGCTCGACATGAGCGACGAGGATTTCGCTCGTCTGGTCGATCGCGTCGACCCGGCCGTGCTGTGCAGGCTGATGGGCGGCGAGCCGGGTAAAGACCTCGTGGTCGGCACCGACATCTGCGAATAGGAGAACGGGCATGACCGGCATGATCACCCTGCTCATTGAGCTGATCATTGCGCTCTTGGTGCTTGGCCTCATCTGGTGGGTAATCGAGCAGTTGCTGCCGCTGATCCCGCTGCCGCCGCAGGTCGCGCAAGTCGTCAGGGTTCTGCTGATCGCGGTGCTGGCGCTGATCATCATCTTTTACCTGCTGGTCCCGCTGCTGCGCCAGCTGCAACATCTGACCTGAGTTCCCGGGTGGCTTGATTCGGCCGCCCGGGTGAGGTAAAAACACCTCCACGCCCCGGGGATCGGCGCTTAAATTTCCCCTCTGTTGTGGGCCACCGTTAAACCCTCCGAGACCGCCGCCCGTTATCCGGCGAGACCTATCGCTCGCAGACGAGCGCTAATCGTTCTGCACCCACGCATATCGCACGCAACTGTGCCACGGCCCCATCTGGGGCCGGGCGCGACCGCAAGGGTGCCCTATGGGAACGACCTCATTCCCCGTCAACGACTCAATGGCAGTCAAGCTCTGGTCGCGTGTGCTCGACCATGAAGCGCTGAAGTATACGGCCATTGCTCCACTCATCGGCGATGACGAAAACTCGATCATTCACATGCAGGACGCGCTGTCGAAAGGTCCGGGCGACGCCATCACCTACGCGATCGTCATGCAGCTCGCACAGGCGGGTTTTTCCGAGAACCAACTGGCGGAAGGCAATGGCGAGGCGCTGACGACCTACAGCGACCAGCTTGTCGTGAACGAGCTGATGGCTGTGGCAGGCGTGAAATCCCGGCGCACCATCGACCAGCAGCGCGTGCCATGGGACTTGCGCAACACGGCGAAAGGCCGTCTCGGCGATTGGTACGCCAAACGCTACAGCGTGGCTTTCTTCAATCAGGTTTGCGGCTACAACGTCCAGACCGACGTGCGCTACACCGGCCTCAACCCGGTCACCGCGCCCTCGACGGGCCGGATCATCCGGCAATCCAACCGGGCTTCCGACGATCTGTTGGTCGCGGGCGACACCTTCACCTTGGACATGATCGACAAGGCCAAGGAAGCGGCGATCACCGCGACGCCGCTGATTCGTCCGATCCGGATCAAGGGCACCGGACCGCGCGCCAATGGTCGCAGCGACTACAACAACACGCTGGAGGACATGTACTGCGCCTACCTCCATCCGTATCAAGTCACGGCGGTTCGGCGCAACACCTCGACCGGCCAGTTCATCGACATCCAGAAGGCTGCCTCGATGGGCCGCGAGGAGACCAACAACCGCATCTTCACCGGCGCGATCGGCATGTACAACTCGACCATTCTGCGCTCGGCCTACGATGTGACCGATGGCGTCTCGGCGGCGGGCGCCGACGTTCCGACTGTCCGGCGTGCAATCTTCCTCGGCGGACAGGCCGCGATGATGGGGTTCGGCCGCGACAACGGCCCGAACAAGCTGACGTGGAATGAGGAGCTGTTCGACCACAAGCGGCGTCTGGAGATCAGCGCGCTGACGATCCACGGCATCAAGAAGACCCGTTACAACAACATCGACTACGGGACCATCGTGATGTCGACCTACGCGGCGCCCGCGACCTAAGGAGGATCACATGGCAACTGGCGTTCTCGGCACGGCTGCACGGCAGGACCCGCGCCAAGTCTCGAACACGCTGAAGAAGACCGTCAACTGGAACGACAATGCCTCCGGCGTCGCGTCCCCGATGGCGAACTATCTGCCGCAAGGCGCCTTCATCACGCTTGTTCTGGTCGAGGTGGTGACGGCGTTCAACGGCACCGGGCCCACGCTCACGGTCGGCACCAACCCGACCACCTACAACAACATCGTTGCCGCTGCCGATGTGACGTGGACGGCGGCGGCAGTGACGCCGGTGACGCGCGGCCTCGGCCGCTCGCTGACGGCGGCCGGCGATGTGCTGCCGCAGGTGGTCTACAGCGCGACTGGCGCACCGAGTGCAGGCCAAGCGATCGTCGTGATCGAGTTCGAGGGCGGATGGCAGTCGTAGTTTCTCCCAGCCTTGGGCCGGGCGGCCGACCCCGCCCGCCTCTTTTTGTAGGGTGAGATCATGAAGCGCTTCCTCAACGCGGCTGCGATGGGCGCCATCTTCGGGCTGGCGGCGCTGGTGTCATCGGCGCTGGCGCTCAGCGTGATTGGCCGCAACTCGACCGACAACCGCAACATCCTGCAGGCCGGACTGCTCGCGCTCTCAACCGATCTCAGCGTGACGGCGACGCCTTCGGGCACGCAGGCCAACTCTTACCAGCTCACGGCCGGCTTCACCTCCGTGACCACGGTGGCGACCATCGGCGACAGCGTGAAGCTGCCGTCGATCCAGACGCTGTTCTCGCCGTCGAATCTCGACGCCTCCCTCAATGTCGTGATCGCCAACACCACCGGCAACTCGATGAACGTCTGGCCATTTTTGACGACTGACGCCATCACCGGCAATGGTGCCGCAGGCGCGGCCGGCGCGGTCATGGCGGTCGCGGCGAACAAGACGGCGATCTGCTGGGCCTCGACCGCACAGGCGCGCTGGTACTGCGTGGTAGGGTAAAGCGATGCGCAAGCGGCTGACATCGTCTTTCCTGCGCGGTGCGGCCTTCGGCATCGGCATCGCAACCATGCTGTCGATCCAAGCGGCGCTGGCATGGGTGATCCACGGGCGCAACAGTGAGGGCGCCAACGAAATCATCCAGACCGGCATCTCGGCATCGAGCGTCGAGCAGGCCATCACGGCGACACCATCCGGCACCATCCTGACGTCCTACCAGCTCTCCGCAGGCGTCTCGCAGGTGACGACGGTCGCGACCATCGGCGATGGCGTGAAGATGCCGTCCGTCACAGCTCTGGGACCGCCGACCAATCTTGACGCCTCGCTCAATATGATCGTGATCAACCACACTTCCAACTCGCTGAACATCTGGCCGTTTGCGAGCAGCGATGTGTTCGTCTCGGGCGGTTCGGCGCTGGGCGCCGGCGCGGCATTGGCGCTGCCGTCGAACAAGGTCGCGAGCTGCTACTCGGTCTCGATCGGGCGGTGGTACTGCCAGATTGCATGAGGACGTGATGTGCTATGGCCTTCACCGGAACCGACTTGCAGTCGATGATCTTCCGCATCGCTGCGGAGCTGGGCGCACGGTTCGATCTGGCCGGCCTGCCCGGCTCGGCGACGCAAGCCGCGCCGAATAGCGAGGCGATCCGCAACGCCATCGCTACCGCGATCGCGGTCTACCAGAAGCAGCGCTTCCGCTTCAACGAAATCCAGCCATCTAATCCGCCGACCTTCATCACCAACGGGCTGCAATCGGTCTACACCTCGGCCGACAGCCCGATCCTGTCGTCGATGTACTTCGTCGACTACCTCAACATCCAGATCGGCAACACGCTGATGAAGCTGACGCAAGTCGAGCCCGAGCGGCAGCATCTGAACATCCAGCTGTTCACGCAGTTCGGCCTGCCGACCAGCTGGGCCTACGAAGGCAATTCGGTGATTCTCTATCCGGTGCCGGTGACCAACTATGTGATCTATATCGGCGCCCATCTGCAGCTCGCCGGCCCCGCCAGCGACATCGACCAGAGCAATGTGTGGATGCAGCCGGCGCAGGGCGAGAAGCTGATCCGCTGCCGGGCCAAGTATGAGATCGCGACCCATGTCACGCGCAACATGGCGATGGCGATGGCGATGTCGCCGGAGCCTGACGGCAACAACGGGCGGCCGGGCGAGACCTATCTGGCGTGGCGCGACCTCAAGGCGGAGACCAACAAGGTGACCTCGACGCGTTCGCGCATCAAACCGATGGCGTTCTAAATGGCAGATGTCGGCGATCTCATCCCATTCCCCAACTACTCGCCGGACTTGGCGCCGATCGGGCAGGCGATCTCGCAGGCGATCTTCAATGTGCTGCCGAAGAGCGACGGCTATGGCCCGGCGCTATCCTTGCAGACCTTCACCTCGGCGCTGCCGTCCGCCTGTCGCGGCTATTTCTTCGGCCGCAAGACCGATGGATCGATCACGATCTTCGCCGGCACCGCGACCGATCTCTATGTCCTCAACAACACCACGTTCGCATGGGTCTTGGCGTCGAAAGGTGGCGTCACCAACGCCTATGCGACGATTCCCTCGACCGACAACTGGTCGTTCGGGCAGTTCAACGATCTCGTCATTGCCTGTCAGGCCAACACCACGCCACAGAAGTTCATCCTGTCGAGCGCGAGCCTGTTCGTCGACCTCGGCGGCACGCCGCCGTTCGCGGCGGCGATCGCGGTGATCGGCTTTTTCGTGGTCTTGAGCGCGCTGACCTCGAACGAGCGGCGGGTGCAGTGGAGCGATCTCGATCTGCCGGAGCAGTGGACGGCGGGCGTCGGGCTGTCGGATTTTCAGGACTTCCCGGACGGCGGCTCCTGCCAGACGGTCACCGGCGGCGACGCCTTCGGGATGATTTTTCAGGAGCAGTCGGTCCGCTCGATGACCTACATGCCGGGCTCGGCGGCGATCTTCCAGTTCTATCGCATGTCGACGCAGGAGGCGCTGTACGGCAAGTATTCGGTGATCAACATCGGCAATCGCGTGCTGTTCTGCGGGGCCGCCGGCTTCAAGATGGTTGTTGCAGGCAGCGATGCGCAGTTCATCGGCAAGGAGATCACCGACAAGACTTTCTTCGCTGACGTCGACCCAGCCAACCCGCAGCTGATCATCGGCGCCTCCGATCCGACCTCGACGCGGGTGTTCTGGGCCTACAAGAGCATCTCGGGCCAGACCGCGCTGTTCGATCGCATCCTGATCTATGATTTCGTGCTCAACAAATGGGCCCGGCTCAACGTGACCGGCGAGTACATCGCCTCGCTGGCCAAGCCCGGCGTGACGCTGGAGGGCATGGACGCGATTGCGCCGCAGCAGCTCTTGGTGACGGGCGCCGTGGTGTCGCCGACCAACCCGCCGCTGATCCGGCTGACCTTGTCGGCGACCTCGAACAGCTACTTCAACATCGCCGGGCAGAACTTCATCGTGGTGCAGGGCGTGCAGGGCACGGTCGAGGCCAACGGCACATGGAAGCCCAATATCATCGACGCCACGCATATCGAGCTGGTCGGCTCGGTGTTCGTGCACACCTACACCGGCGGCGGCGCGATCGGCGGCTCGCTCGATGCGCTGACGTTCTCGCTCGACAGCGTCGCGAAATCGTCGACCACATCGCTGTCGAGCTTCAACAGCCTCAACCAGCTCGGCTTCTTCAACGGCCCGACGCTGGAGGCGATCATGGAGACCGGCGACGCGGACGGCAAAGGGCAGTTCATCTTCACCAATGCGGTGATGCCGATCACCGACGCGACGCAGGTCTACTGCTCGATCGGCTATCGCAACTCGCCGCAGGGCGCCGTCACCTACACCGCCGAATCGGCGATCGACGACCAAGGGCAATCGCCGCTCGACATCGAGAGCCGCTACCAGCGGGTGCGGGTGCGCATCGTGGCGGGCACGGCGTGGACCTATGCGCGCGGCGCCCAGACCGACAGCCAGCTGGGGGGAGATCGCTGATGGCAGGATTCGGCAGCCTCGCACCCGACAGCTCGGCCGACGACGAGCTGATGAACCGCTACTACGATCCCGGCACCGGGCTTCCGGTCGGCGGCACCGACAGATACGAGCCGCCGAAGCCGCGCAGGATGTGGATGATGGAGCCCGATCTATTGGGGACGCAGACCGGGCAGCTGCCGGCAGGCGTCACCACCGATGAGACGGGGCGGCCGGTCTATGAGGACACCGGCGAGCCGCTGACGGTGGTGCGGCGGCCGGGCGTATTGCCGTTCGCCAAGACGCCGGAAGGCGTCACGATGGTGAAGCCGAAATTGGCCGACCTGTACTCCTACGTGATCGGCGGCCCGGTCGAAGGTGCGGCCGGCGAGACCGCGCTCGGCGCCGGCATGGCCAAGGTGATCAAGGCCAAGAAGCCGACCGTGAAGCCGGAGCTGCCTCCGGAGCAACCAGAAACCCCCGCCGCGAAGCCCACGATGGCGCGGGTTGCGGCGGCCCGCCCGGCGGCACCAGAGACTGCCCCGCCAGAAGCGCCTCCCAGCGAGGCTCCCAGCCCCGCCCAGACCCCTTCTGCGCGGTCGTACACGCCTACCGCCGGGGTCAGCGGTGTCGTCAGCGCCGGTGTCGATGCGCCGCCCAATCTCCGGGTGCAGACGGTCGGCGAGCCCCGGCGCATGATGTACCCGGGCATCTATGCCAACCCGCGCGAGATCGCGGCGCAGGCGGCGGCGCAGGTGGGCCCGGAAGACCCGGCGATGCAGCGGCTGTTCGGCGTCACCCGGGGCGATCTCTGGGAGATGGCGCAGGACCGACGCGGCAATGCGCTGCCGGCGGTGCCGCCGGGCGGTCCCCGGGCGCGTGGCTCGGCCGCCGCGCTGCAGGTGATGACGCCGCAGAACACCCAGCGGCTACAGGACATCCTCGCTGAGGCGGGCAAGCACGAAGGACTGCGCGGTGCCGATGCGTGGTACATCATGGACCCGGTCTATGAGCGCATGGCGCAGCTGCATGGCCCGACTGAAGCGATCCCGCGCTACAACCGCTTCAACACGCTGACCGGCATGGCCTCCCCGGGCAGTGACGTGATGACGGAAATCCAGCGCGGCACCGCCGCGCACTGGCTGGCCAGCCAAGGCCGTTTCGAGGACTTCCTGCGCTATGCCGGTGTGCCGGAGGAGCAGCGTGGCAGCGCCGCGTTCCCCGAGGACATGATGTACATCGGCGGTCACCCTTATCACATGACGGCGCAAGGCGGCCCGATGGCGAAGTATCTCGCGGCGGGCTCGATCCAGAGCAACGCGCCGAAGGTGCCGCTCTATGTCGGCGCCTCGGGCGTTCCGGAGACCGGTTTCCAGACCCAAGGGCAGGTGGGTGACGCGCACTGGTCGCGCGGTGTCGGGCTGACCGACGTGCGCAAAGGCCCGACCGACGTCCAAGGCTCGTTCTCGACGCCGGAGTATCAGACGACGCAGCCATGGTGGCAGCATCAGGTGGCGGAGCCGCTCGGGCTCGAAAGCGTACCGGCGCAGGCGCGGCTGTGGACGGCGCTGGGGCCGCAGACGGGCGTCGAGAGCGCGCTCGGGGCGCCGAAGCTCGAACTGCTGTCGAAGCAGATCATGACGGCGGCCAACCGGCTCGGCATCTCGCCCGAGAAGGCGCGCGATCTCATCCTTTCGGGCAAGGCCGGTGCCGGTCTGCTGGCCGGGACGGTTGGTGCAGGCGCGGCGTTCGGCTCGCTGATGCCGCAAGATCAGAGGCAGTGAGATGGCAAACGGTTTCGGCTCGCTCGCGCCGGAGGAAGACTGGTCGCCCGATCAAGGCGCGGCCACCCGCTCTGCGCCGCCACCGGCTCCGCCGGCTGGTGTCGACTGGTCGAAGCTGAACCAGCCGGTCGGTGCGATCAGCGATCCCGGCGGCGAGGTGGAGATCAGGGCGCGCGATCCCCGCCTCAGCATGACCAAGCGGGACATCGACCGTGCCATGAACGTCGCGCTATCGTTCTCCGGCGGCGGCCTCGCGACCGAGGTGCCCAAGCCGGCCACAGGCGGCGCGCGCGAAGCCTTCGACAGCTGGGTCGATCAACTGACAGGAAAACGCCATGGCACAGGACAAGCCCAAGCAGCCGGTGCAGCAACAGCAGAAGCCGGAATGGCTCAACCAGCCGCCGCTGAGCCCGGAGGAGATGGCGGAGGAGACGCGCGGCTGGGACCGGCACAGGCATCAGCAGAAAAGGCGGCTGGACGGTACGCTCCCCTCCCCGGCCTCCCCACCAACCCGCTCAAGGTAGGCAACGATCTCTACATTCCGGGCCCGATCGCGAAGATCAAGGACATTGCGGAAGGCTACATGCGGGATCGGCCGACGCCGAGCTACCACCAGACACCGGATCAGTATCATCCGCTCGATCCGGAGCACGCCAAGAATATCGCGCAGGCCTATGAGGAGATGCCGCACGATCCGGATAATCCGGCGGTGAAAAACTCCTACGACGCGATGATCAAGGAGACCCGCGACCAGTACGACTACCTGCGCCGAAACCATCCCGAGCTGAATCTGGTGGCCAATGCGCCGGGCGAGGACCCCTACGCGGCGACGCCGAGGCTGGCGGCCAAGGACGTGATCGAAAACAACCGGCTGCATTTCTTTCCGACCGATCAGGGTTTCGGCACCGCCGGGCAGGGCGGCATCGACATGTCGACGCATCCGATGATGCAGCCCTCGGGCCGCACGCTGGGCGGCGTGCCGCTGCTCAACAACGACCTGTTCCGCATCGTGCACGACTACTTCGGGCACCTGAAGGAGGGCTACGGCTTCCGCGCTGCCGGCGAGGACAACGCGTGGCGATCGCATGCGGCGATGTACTCCGATCTGGCGCGACCGGCGATGACGACCGAGACGCGCGGCCAGAACAGCTGGGTCAACTACGGCCCGCACGGCGACTTCAACCGCAGCGCCAGCGGCGCCGACACCAAATATGCCGACCAGAAGGTCGGACTGATGCCGGAGTGGACGATGCGCGACCGCAACAGTCCGGCGCCGATCATCGTCTATCAGGGCTCGCCGCACGCCTTCACCCAGATGGACACCTCCAAGATCGGCACCGGCGAGGGCTCGGGCGTGCGCGGCGAAGGGCTGTATTTCGCCGAGCATTCGCCGATCAGCGAGTGGTACCGCAACCAGCTCGCGGCCCGGCATGACCCGCTTCTGAAGAAGTACAATCTGACGCCGGATCAGGGCTCGATGCTCGGCATCGATCTCGCCAACACCGGTGGGCCGACCGGCGATCACAGCGCGGTGGTGGAGGATTTGAAGGACTACATCGAGAATCTCAAGGCCAAGCAGGCGCAGGGCGACACCTCGATGTCGACCAAGAACCAGATCAAGAACTCCGGCAACATGATCAACTACCTGAACGATCCGAACCGCGCCAAAGGCCACATGTACCAAGTCGCCATCGATCGCCCGATCGAGCACTTCCTCGACTGGGACAAGCCGCTCAAGGATCAGTCCGACTACGTCAAGCAGCAGCTGCAGCCGATGATCGACGACATGCATCAGCGGATGACGAAGGCGCGGGCCTCGCTGCTCGCCAAGGCGCAAGACAAACTCGCGCAGCAGCCGTCCGGCATCATGAACCAGAAGCTGCAGGCCGACATCCGCCGCTACTCCTCGCCGATCGACTGGGACAACATGCCGGGCCAGAAGCTCTACGAGATGTCGGCGCACTCAGCGCTCGGGCGCGCACCGAAGACGTCGGAAGAGGGCTATCCGATCTCCAGCCAGTATCTGCGCAACAAGGGCATTGCCGGCATCCAGTACGAGTCGGGCACGATCCACAAGGCGCATGCCGGCCATCGCAACTTCGCGACGTTCGAGGCGCCGCGCATCTTAAAGCGCTATGCGCTGCCCGGGCTGATCGGCGGCGGCGCGGCGGCGGGCGCCATGCAGGGAGGCGACGATGGCTCGCAAGCTGCAACCCCGTGAGAAGGACCTCACGGTCATTGTCGCGGCGGTCAATGAGCTGGTCGACGGTCGCTCGAACAACACCGGCACGGTGACGCTGGCGGTGAGCGCGGCGACGACGTCGGTCAGCTTCGCCAACTGCTCGACGCTTTCCGCCATCTTCCTGTCGCCGCGCACGGCCGATGC